CTGTGGCCACTGATGCGGGGATGGGGCTGGAATGAAAAAAGGACCTGCGTTCAACACGCAAGTCCTTGATTTCATTTGGAGGCGCAAGCCGGAATCGAACCGACGTACACGGATTTGCAATCCATAAAGGCTGTATAGGCAAACAGTGAAACTACTGTATATCCAGTGCAAAATACTGAACATATAGACAGGGGAAAGCCTGTCGTATGTCAAGATTTCCCCACACTCTTTTTGCCGATTGCTGACAGCGCATTGTGCAGGTCTTGGGTGCCCAAATGCGAGTATCTGGCCGTCGATGCCTGCGACTTGTGGCCCAGCACTTTGCCGACAGTGTAGAGCGGCACGCCGGCCTGCACCATCCCGGACGCCGCGCTGTGCCGCAGATCGTGCAGCCGCAATCCTGGCCGCCCGATTGCCGCCGCGCCTTTTTTCAGCCAAATCATGAGCGATCGGTAGCTGATTGACGGCGGCAGCTTGCGGGCGTAGCAGGCGATCTTGCCCACAATCGGCACAATCCGCGGATCCCCGTTTTTGGTGTCGGTCAGCACGAAATTCCCGCCCGCAACCTCTGCATTCCAGATTTCACCGCGGCGCATGCCGGAATAAAACGCGATCAGGATGATGCGGCGGGCCTCTCGCTTTGGAATGGCCCGGCACATGCGCAGCACTTCAAGTCGAGTCGCATATTCCTGCCGCGCATTATTGACCTCGGGCAGCGCCAGATGCCCAGCCGGGTCTGGAATCTGTAGCCGCCTGTCTCGCCAGATCAGCCGGCAAGCGGCCCGAAGCAGAGCAATGCGCTGCTTGATCGTCGCCGCCTTCCACTCGCCCGTCTTGTCGTCCGCGATGGCCTGGGCCACATCCGGCAGCTCGTTGAGCCTGCGGCCCTCATACCACGGCAGCGTGGCGTTTAAGTGCTGGGCAGCCTGCATGTGGGATTTCAGGTGCTGCTTTGCCTTCAGGTAGTGGACCACTGCCACATCGATTGTCGGGACATTCTGCTCTACGCCCTGGGCGACTGCGTAGAGCCTGCCGCTTTCCTCCCGGTCGAACTTGTCGGCCTGGGCTTGAGTCCAAGTTTGCGGAAGTAATTTCGTGCCTCGGACCCGGTTTCCGTGGATAAGGCGGTCGAACTCAAAGCGATATCGACGGCGCTTTTTATCGTAGTAGATCGACATGCCTCTTCATACTCCACAATGTCGCGCTCATCGAATCGGATCAGCCGGCCGATCCGAATGCAGGGGATCGGCCCCCCAGGCGCCGCTAGTTGCCGCGCCTTTGTCCTGCTGATGTTCAGCCTTGCGGCCAAATCGGCGGGGGTCAGCATACATCCTCCCTACAATTTCCATTCTTTCCGCGTCGTCTCGATCATGCGGGCGATGACGTCTTTCATGATCATTCCTCGTCGCGGGCCGCGTATCCGGCGTCCCATCCTTGCTGAAACATCCGCTGGCGCATGGCGTCCATGTCCTCGACTGCCACAAGCTGCACGGCACGATGCGGGGCCGCGTCCGGCCATTCTTTGTCAAACCTGCCCGCGACGGCGCGGGCATCCGTCTCGTCGGCGCACAAAGTCAGCAGTCCGATTCTGCTCATCACGTACCAGTGCGGGTCAGTCATGGCTTTTCCTTTCAGCAGCGAAGGACTGCACGAGCAGCCCAAGGCGGCGATCAGCGGTGTATCGGTTCCACGGCTTGCTCCAGACGACGGCCATCCAATGGCCTTGGTGCCGCACTTGAAACCCATCCCGGAAGGGGTCGGTGTGATCGCGGGTAGCGTGTCCGTTTGCTTCGCAGAATGCGCGGAATACAGCGACATCTTCGCGCTTGATCCACTTCGAGTTAGCCGCCATTGGATTCTCCTGATAGGGCGGCGCGCAGCGTGTCAGTTGGGTCAATCGGCCGGTCGAGGCCCAGCAACCGAATCGCTTCTTCAATGCCATCGCGCAGTCGCGCTATCTCCGCTGTCTGGGCGTCAATGTGATCGGCTGCGGAATAGAGCGCCGCAACGCAGCTTTTCGCTCGAGCGTCTGCGTCTGCGCGTAACTGGTGGCCGGCCGGTAGCTGGCTGGTCAGGGTGTCCAGCACCTCGGCAGCATCGCGGATTCTTTCGGTTTCGATGGTCATTTCAAAGCCTCATCAATTTGGGCCAGAACGGCATTCAGATCGGCCACGCCAGCAAGTCCCTCGCGGTCGGTGGCCGGAATCACGCCGTCGATGCCATGGCACAGGATCAGGACATCACGCTCGGCGGCGATCTGAGCGCGGGCGAGTTTCAGGGCCGTGCGCAGGCTGGCAATCGTGCTGGCGGCTTCACGCAGCAGATCGGCGGCGGCGTGATTGCCGTCGTCGCGGTGGGCTTGCTCTGCAAGCAAGAGGGTTCGGGCGTCGATCATGCGAAAAGCTCCAGTTGCCCGGCCTCGTTGAGCGGCATCAGGCGGTAATAGGTTTCGACAAGCTGGCGTGATGGCTGGCACCAGCGCGTCGCTTCGTCTCCGCGTCGGTATCCAATGCATAGGGGGAGCTCGCCTGTGTGCACTGCGGGGCGCCATACGCCAGGGACCAGGGCTGGCAGCAGGTCGAGATAACTTCCTCGCCTGACGTTGCCGTCGTCGACCGGCTGTCCTTCCCGCATGCCCCATCGCTCGTATTCGATCGCGGGAAAATCGAGGTTCTTATCCTCCGCGGGGTCGAATAGCTGCATCACTCGGATGCAGTACCCGTACCGATGCATGCCGATAGGCCGCAGGAAAGCGCCGAGTGGCGGTAGAGCGCCCATCATTCCTCCCACGGCCCAGGAAAATCCCTGCCTGGGCGCTGACGCTTGCGCTTGCTGTTTCGGCTCATGATTCGATCCTCATTGCTATGCGGGCAAGATTCAGGGCTTCCCGCAGCGCGGCATGCTCCACACAATCCGAACAGGGCGGATGCAGGTGACATGAGCAGTTGGCGTCTGGCGGCGTCTCGATGCAGTCCAGAAGGGCCTGCAGCGCAGTCTCCAGTGCCTCCGCCCTGGTTTTCAGGACGACCGCATCAATCCAGCTCGCAGCCTCAAGCGGTGTGCTCATGCCTTTCCCTGGCTGCGATTTCTTCGCCTTCGCCCAAAAATCCAGCCACTTGCGCCCGCAGCGCCCGCTCTTGCTGGCCTAGCGCCCGCGCTTTGGCTTCCAGCCTCATTTCAGCGATGCGCAGCATGTCGGGCAGGAATTCATCCAGCACGGCGAAAAACTCGTCCCTGGCCTGTTTGTCGGTGCCGTAACACCAGTTCCGAAACATCGACGTAATCAGGTCTTCGGCAGATTGACCCGGGTCAGCGTTTCGTTGTTCCGCAAGCGCCTTTGCTGCACGCGTGGCGCTCTCTTTGTCGCTACGCAGGCCGCCCGCGCGGCGACTGATGGCATTCAGTTCGTCCAGGGTCATGTCAATCTCCCGAGTCCGGTGTCACTGCACGCATCAGGGCGCCAGAGCTGCCCCGGAAATCGACGTCCGGCACGATGGTTTGCGGCTTGAAAATGACGCGGTAGTGGTACGCGCTGACGTTCGCGCTATCAATCTGTTCAGCGAAGTACGTCACGTTGTCCGATAGGCCGAGGAAATGCTTTTTGTAGGCATCCGGGCCGGTCTTGCATGTCACCGTCCGCTGGCGTGGATCGTCCCGATTACCAAGGGAGCAAAGCCCCTCGATGGACAGCATGTATTCGCCAGTGATCCCGTTGTAGAACACGATGCGGCGGTTGATCTCGAAGTTGTCAGCGGCCTGCGACAGGTTGCGTGACGCGATGTCGGCGTCGTTACAGCCAGCAAGGGCGAGTGCAGCCAGCATGGCCACGGCAATTTTTCTCATCTCAATCTCCAATAGGGTGGGCAGCCAGGGAGCGCAGGAATGGGGGACCGCTGCTGGCTTTTGAGAGCCCGTTGATCTGGTATAGGCGCGACTATCCGAGGCCGATGGCCTGGGTTCGCGGGGTTGGGGGTATGATTTCGCCAAAACAAAGGAGGCGGAATCATGAATGGAGAAAAACGTCACGCCGTGTACGGCATGTGCGTCTTTTTGGTAATTGGGATGGTTATTGGCGCAATCGTTGGCATAGCCATTTACGTCTTGGCGCATCCCGCCTTTCAATCGATAGAGGGGGCGGCCTGGGTCCAGGCGATTGGGTCAATACTCGCTGTTGTAGCGGCAATTTTTATTTCAACGCATCAAGCAAAGCGCACCAGAGAAAATCAAGAAGAGATTCGGAGGGCTCAGCTTGATGGTGTGGTATCAATAGCAAGACTGGCTAGCGGCACGGCAGTAAAACAAAGGAAAGTTTTCCAGGATAAGGAAAAATATCCAGACTACGAAAAAATGAGAAAGCTTTGTGCGCCCGCCCTGGAGGAATTGGCTTTGGCTTTCAGTGGGGTTGATTTTCATCAAGCTCCATATGCATATGTAGCCCAAGAAGCGATCAACATGAAAATCACTCTTCAGAGAATAGCGCGGACGATGCGCGAAGATATGGAGGTGAACAGGGAGTCAATGGTAAAGGCCTTGGCGTCAGTCGGTAAGCAATTGTCAAAGAACATGAAAACGATACGAGCTATTTCAGCCGATTACAATGGAGCGTCCGTGCCAGATTTGAGTGAGATAAGAGCGAGGATCGAGCAAGAGCACAACAAGAAGAACACGGGCAAATTATGAAAAATGGGGCGTCTGCGGGGCTCTCGGCGGTGGTCCCCGGCGATTTATCGAACCGCCAGCCGGAAACCTTGCTGTATTTTCGCCCCCGGTACGTCGAAGCCGTCCTGAATCGCCTTCTTGATGAGCGTCTTGTTGGGCTTGGGCTCGGGCGGCTTCGGATCGGTCATGTATTCGGCAGGGATCTGGCGCTCGTCGAACACATCCACGCTGGGCGGGTTCTTCTGCACGCTGATCGTGAACTGCGGATGCTCGACCTTCTGGATGCCTGAGTACACCATGGCGTCCAACAGGCGCTTTTTGAGGGCTTCGCGCCGGTTGGCGATGATCCGGGCCCGCGTTGCCAGGCGCTCGGCCTCGGCGTTCACCGCCGATTCCAGAGCCTCCATGTTGCGGATCACGAAGCCGTAGGACTGGACTTTCGGGACCATGTCGGTTTCGGCTTCCAGGGTGTCTTGGATGGCCTGATCATCCAGGTCCAGGTCCATCAGTTTTTCGTAGATGGCGCGGGCTTCCCCGGCCACCTCGTACAGGGGTGCGAGTGTGGTCATGTTTTATCGGCCCGGTCGGGCCGCTCCATAGTTGATCAAAAGCCTTGGCCGAGGTCGTCACCAAATGGGTCGTCAGGGATGCCGTTGGTGCTGGCTTGTCCTGCGCCCGGATGTCCGGCTGTGCGTTCGTCCTTATCCTTCAGTGTGGCGATGATTCCGCCCAGCGCGACGGGCTGGGTGTTGCCGTCGAGCATTTCCTTGGCGGTCAGCTCGGTTCGCGCATTAAAGGGCGCGAAGATATTGAACTTGTAGCCATCCTTGCCGTCGTTCTTGGTGTACAGCACCTTTTGCAGGACCAGCCCGATAGGCTTGCCGTGCAGAGCGGGGAAGGCGGTCACTTGACGCGGATTGCCATCCGGAGCCTTGATGTTCCCCTGTTTGGGTTCCAGCGACTGGACGCCCATGACGGTCATGATGGCGCTCAGCACCTTGTAGCCGTACAGTGCCTCGCCTTTCGCGTTATGGGTCCAAAGCGTCAGGTAATTGGCCTGCTGACCCTCGCGGGTCTTGAACGAGAATTCGATGCCGTCGGTGCCTTGTCGGCTGGTCACAGCCTCGGCCAGAGTGAATTCGCCGATGTACTTGCCAGACTGGTCAACGTAGTTGTTCTGGTTGGCCTGGCGGGCGGCGGCGGGGTCTGCGGTATAGCTGCGCATTGTGCGGTTCCTTTAAGCGGGTTGCTCGGTCAATTCGTAGTAAGACTGGATGGCCTGATCGACGGCCTGCAGGTCGTTGTCGATCGTCTCGGTGTCGAACAGACCCATGGGGGTTTTGGTGGTGTCGCTGCCGTTGTTGCGAGTGGCAAAGAGGTACTGGCCGTCCCGGATCATGGTTCTCAGAACAATGGTCACCATGCCTTCGAGCGCGATCTTTTCGTCCAACATCTTCCCGATGGTCTTGATCTTGGTGTGGCCGGATTCGCTGGTTTCGATATGGCTCAGGATGTAGACCCGCACATCTTCGGGAAGAGCGGCGGCGGCATTGATGATGTCCCAGGCGTTCTTGCCGATCTCGGTGAACTTGTTGAAACCCGTCTCATTCGTGCGCCGCATGAACTCGTTGGCCATCACGTACTGGAAGTCGTCCAGCACGATGATCTTGCGCTGGGTTTTCTGCATGAGCGTGATGATCTGGGCGGCGATGTCGGTTTGAAAGATATTGCCGTCCTTGGTCTCTTTGCCGAAGCGTTTCCAGGCTGACGACTTAAAGGGCAGGGGCTTTTTCACCGCCTGGATCAAAAGGGTGTCCTTCGGCTGCATGTTGCGCAGGCTCGCTGACTTTCCGGTCCCGGACTCGCCCAAGACCATGGTTACGACGCTCATAGTTGCTCTCCAATTCGTGAGGTTCTTGCTGCTTGAGTTTTGCGACGACTTGGCCGGCGCCGCCACGGATTACCGCCTCGGGCAGGCCAGGCAGGAAATATTCTTTGTGGTCCATGCCGGCCTCAAATCATCCGATTGACGTATTTCTGCAGCACCGCCTGGGCAGCCGGATAGGTGCCCTGGTTCTTCGCCAGCAGTTCGATCATTTCCGCTCGGGCGTGCCAATCCAGGGCGATTTCGGCCAGGCAGGCAGTCAGCAGGCCGGTCTGGTCCAGGACCCCGTAGTCCCGGCCCTCTTCGTCTTCCGACGATTCGCCGCGAAGGACGGCCAGCACGCCCTCGGTCGTGGCTTCCGGCCTCGCATCTTCCGCATCATCTAAGTCCGGTCCGTCAACCCAGGACTGTTCCCAGGATCGGCATGCGGCGCTGATGCCGCCCAGGGTTGTCGTGTCGTCGAGGATCATGTCAGTACCCCGCAGCCGCGCCGACAAACGGCACGACGACAAAAAACAGGGCCAGCACAGCCAGGGCGCCGATCCAGGCCTTCGCTGGGATCAGTTCGTCGGGGTCCAGGTCGCGCCAGCCGAAGCGGGGCGCCAGGGCAGGGCGGATCCTGCTCACCCACAGCGCGTCGCCAGCGGCAGCAAATGAGACGGCCGCCAGCCACATGAAAAGCGAATCCACTGCGCTCATGTCAGCCTCCAAAAAAGGTCGAGGGTCTGCTTGCGTTCCCCGCCGTCACGCACGGTCCGGACCGGTCGGTATTGGCGGGTTCAGGAGTTCAGGCCCTCGGCAGGCAGCACGACGCCCCGGATGTGGCACCGGTTCGCACGTACTCAGCAGAATGGGAAAGGGGCAAGCCGCCGACGCTTGCTCGTCGTGCTGCCTGCGGAAGACCTGATGGGGGGTTATGTGATGGCCCTGGCCTTGCTTCCAGGATGCCCCGCTCACCGTGGGGTCGGGCCTGTGCGCCGTACAGGCTGGCGTGATGGCGCCGGATGCGATCCCGGCATTGGCGATTTGCGTTACCCGTCCCTCGCCAGGTGGTCCGTCGTCCGTACGGCCGCGTGCTGACACCTGCGCGGTACTGCTGCCATCATCGAAGCGCGGCCGGCACCACATCCTTGAGCCCAGCGGGTCAGAAATCACGCTTCGATGATGGCCCTGTGCTTTACCGGCACAGGTGCGGTTTTTGGTCCGCTAACACATGGCTCTCTCCTTGTTGCTGGCCCCGGCGTTCTGGCGGACGGGGTGACGCCGACGTGTGCCCGTAACGTGGGCTGGACGTGCTGCGAAACTTTCCCGGCTAACCGTGCCGGGCGGGCCTGAGCCTGGCGCGTCAGAGACGGAGGCCAGCCGGGCAGGCGTTGATTATTTGGCGGGCCAGCGCCTCATTGCCGCATCGATCGCGGCACGCATGCTGTCCAGGTGGTCCCTGATGCACTGGGCCGGCAACTGGACATTGCCGATACTGTTGTTGGGGTCTGCAAGCCAATCCAGCCGTTCCGCATCCTTCTTCCACGCCTGCACATCAGGCGATTGCAGGACGGCTTGCTCGATGGCCTTGATGATGGCCTCACCCTCTTCCCCATCAACAAAAAAGGGATCGAGGTTTTCCATATACAGATGCTCTCTCTGCTCATCCGTCAGTACGGTTTCAGTGTTCATGATTGGGTTCCATCACGGCCTCGATATCCGACGCGTCGAGCTTTTTCCAGTTCTTCACCACGCCGGTATCGATGTCGATTTCCAGGATCACGTAATCGCCGTAGTGGTCGCCCGGCATGAAGTCCGGCACGTATCCGTCATCCTGGTCGTGCAGCACTTCGCCCTGAGCATCCAGAATCTGGTAGCTGAATCGGTCGCTGACCTTGCAGTAGATGCTGATGGTCTTGGCGTCTACCTTGACCCGTTTCGTCTGGTTGATTTCCATGGTGATCTCCTTGTCATCCAGCGCGACACTGACTCAATGCCGCCTTGGATAACTCCGCGCCCGGCAAGATGCCGCGATGCCTGGGCGCAGATTGCTGACTTGCACAGCGCTCCCCGGTTGGGCCGGGGAATCGTCTCCCTGATTACGACGCCATCAGGGCAGTGTGTGGGCGCGGCTTTCGCCGTCCCCGGTTCCTGTCTGCGTACTGCGGCCCACTCTTGGGCCTGGCTGACTCTCGCCGGATTTCATCCCTTTTCCTCCTGCCGGGATGCGGTATTGGGCAGCCAGCCACACCGCTGACCGTATAGGGCAGGGGGCTGGTGTTCATCGTCTTCGGTTGTTAAAGAGCGGGGTCTTGCTGCATCCCTACTGGGCTGGCCCTGAGGCCTAGGCGTTTCGTGATGCGTTGGAGAGATAGTAGCAATGCTGTTTGCTATTGTCAATAGCAATGCTGCTTTTTTGTGTGTAGGGAAATCCCCGCCGGCCCGCAATCCGTAAGCCACAAAAAAGCCGCTCTAGGCGGCTGGGGGGGCACAACAAGAAGACTTGACGGTCAGCGGTCGTGATGGCTGCGAAGCGCAGCGCGGCTTGGCGTTAGTCCTGTCGTGACGCCACTATGAAGCTAGGTGCCGCCGGGTGGTGGCGCCATAAACCGCCATCCAGGAGATTGAAATGATGGTGATTTGGACCTTTGAAAGTGGCCGACTGACGGCCAGCGATGGCGCGGGTAAGATCCTGCGCTGGTGGATAGTCGAAGCGGAGATTGGTCGCGGCCTGGCGGTGCTGCTCAATCACGCCCAGCCCTTGGGCCGGCTGCTTGTGGCTGGTTGAGTGGAACAGAGGGCCTGGCGCTACGGCGCCCAGGCATGAAAAAGCCCTCCGGAGAGGGCTGTGAAATGACGCGTGGACATGCGTCATCAGGACTTTATTGGGAGATACATGCGTAACTGCACCTGGTGTCGTCCGAACCTTTCCGCCATCCTTTCTCGCAACTCTGGCATGTTTTCGCAAGCTGCAGCCATCCCCACGACGAGCCAAATGTGTTCGGTTAGTTTTTTTAGGCCGTACTGACTGCTGAGCCACTGATGATAGTTTTGTCCCTTGATTGGCTTCGGGGCGTGCTCCTTCAGCCACTTGGCAACATCGGGGTCCAGGTACCCATAGATCAGTTCCATAATGAGCTTTCCCCAATACTTCGGGCGCTGGTGCAGCGTTCCTTTCCAGTTCGTCAGGCGCCCAAATTCTGCCCAGAGCTGATCCGGAAACGTTCGTTCCCACTTTCTCATGTCTTCTTCCAGATAGAGCCTGAGCTTAATTTGCAGCGCATCTTCCTCGCGTTCATATTGATAGCCGGTCGCTTCATCCACCAACGCTATCAGGCCAACGTCTGCAGTGGCCTGCTGAAACCTCACCGCTCTCTGCGCGATCTGCAGCTGCCTGTCCGTCAGTGCAATTTTTGTTTTGTCGTGGGGGCTGAGCGCATGATCAACCAGTGCGCTGGAATAAGCCCTGATCAAATCATTGAACCGCTCTACTTTGATGCCGACGGCATATTTTGCGACGCCTTCCCCGCCTGTATCAAATCTGAAGAACGCCGGTATGTCGCCGTTCTCTGAAGGCATCAGATCGGGCGGCAGATGGGGCTGCAGCGCTCTTACTTTCAGATATTCTGCCAGTTGGCCGCCGTCCGTCTCGATGAGGCCCACAACAACACCTTTGAGGCTGAATACGCGATCCCCTGTACTTAGGACATAGCAGGGGATTTTTGTCCCGGCGATATCCAGATCCCCCCAATGGGTAGCCTTTGGGATGCCATCATCTTCTGCAGGCATCAAATTGGCGTTTTCTATAGGGAGGAGGAAGTCACTGGGTTGCAAATCCAGCCCTTTCTCTGCAGCCAGTTGAAGTAGTGTTGGCTGCCACCTGGCAGGAATCGTGCCAGTCTTCTTCCAGTAAGCTACCGTGCTCTGGCCTTTGCCGATAGCCTCCGCCAACGCAGACTGGCCGCCAAATTTCTCAATAATTGCTTTTGCTGACATAGCGATCCTCATTCAGTAGATTTGATAATTATATCAAAAAAACTGTTATGAAAATATCTTTAGATTGATATTGGCTGAGGACACATTACACCAAACCCCACACCAGAAGGCGCGGTCTACCTGCCCTCAGGCGGCCTGATGTTCCCGTTGACGCGCTTCAGTTCCACCAGGATGGCGTCGAGCCGCTTCTTGATGCCGAACACAGCGAAGGGCAGGGCGATCTACAGCGAGTTCACACCAACAATCTTCGTATGTGTCATGCAGTGCGCCGTGATCTTGTACATGAACACGAGGTAACCGATGCCAAGGGTCACGATGCTGATGATCGCCCACAGGATGATCTTGCCGATGATGCTGGCCAAGTCGATCGTGCACACCAGGCGTCCAACACGTTTTCCCTCGCCGTCATAGGCGTAGGTCTTGCTGATGATGAAGCGCTGCATGTAGTAAGGAAACACGAACAGGGCCAGGCCCAGCGTCACGATCGAGAGCAGCACCCAGACGATCATGTGGCCGATGACATCCATGAAACCCAACTCAGACTTGAGTTGGAGGTTCTGGAACGGCTGGTGAGTGGGGGCGATGTGCAGGACGGATTGTTGCTGAGAGCCGATGTGAGGCTCAGTCGACGACAGTGCGATTTCTTGTTGATGCGACATTTACGGGTTCTCCCTGTTCATACATTTCCACCCTACATTTATGCCAGAAGGCGTGGCCTCATGATCCCGGCCGCCGTGCAGGCGGGCCGAGACTCATTTGTTCTGCTCAAGTTGTGTGGCAAGCCGGGCAGCAGTAGGCGCACCCATTGATGCGTGCATTGCCATATGCGGCCTTGGCGGCAGCAACGGCTCCGTGACAGTTGGGGTACTCGCCAAGGTTGATCTGGTTGTGCGGCGCCGGCATCCAGTTGCAGCCCGTCGTCGCGTTGTGGACTTCGTTGTCTCCGTTGGGCTGCTGGTCTCGATTCAGAATAAACCTAGCCATCTGCTCCTCCTTGTGTTGGCCCTGCGGGCCTGTTGTAGGACGGCCTTGTCGACTTCAATGACAGTGCCTGGTCCCGGTCTTGTGGTTCATGTGGCAGCCGTTCTTGTCGGTACCGCCGCTGTGTGCCCAGACTGGTGCTGTTGCGATGACGCCGAAGACGGCCAGGACGGCGGCTGCGATGATCTTTTTCATGGTTCTCCTCACATATCCACATTAATAATAAGGTTTTGTTACTTGCTGGCCCAAAGTAATCCTCTCGTCCGCGCTCATCAATCAGGGTTTCTCAGAGACCGAAGCCGCACCAGAAGGCGCGGCCCACAATCCTGGCCGCCGGATCGTCAATCAGGATGTCGGGATAGTCGGCTGCGCGGGCGGCATTGTGTGACCTGGCCCACCACATACCGTCCTTTTTCACCAGTTCCTTGACGTACAGCTTCCCATTGATCCAGACGACATAGACCCGCTTCGATATGGGGTCCGTGCGCCGGCGGTTTGCCAGCACCACGGACCCATCGATGATGTGCAAGTCAGTCATGGAGTCGCCGGCCACCTCGAAGCCTATGGTCTGGTCCGGCTTGGCGTCGTTCTTTGCCAGCCAGTCGCGGCGAAACATCAAGATCTTGGTGATGTCGTTGGAAAAGACGATTTCGCCTTTTCCTGCCGATGCCTTGGCGTCTACGAGGCGGATTGGGGCGTGGTCGGCTTCTGGCGCGTCTTGGTCGATCCGCTCGCTGGCTTCGGCTATTCGTTTTGCTAAGGTGGGGCTGAACTCATCAATTGGCCGGCCCAGGCCAAGCGAAAACTTTTTCGCCGCTTCGATGTTCAGTGGGCGCTTTCCCAACAGGTACTGGGAAACCATGCTTTGGTTGCCAATTTCATAGGCGGCACCGAACGCCATCTGGCTCATGGTGGCGTACTGCTTGAATAGCGCGTAAAGCCTGGCTGCGTCTTCCTGCTGCCAAGGCTCTATCTGCTTGGACCGAGACTCATTCATTGTGTTGGCAGTGTAGCGTTGCTATTAAATGACTCAACCAGCATCGCTGTTGACAGCAGCTAACAGCAATGCTACTTTATGGGTTATGAACATCGCCCAATACCTCCGCAAGTCCGGCATTACGCAGTCCGAGTTCGCGCGGTCAATCGGAACAACGCAACCGTTCGTCTGGCAATGGACAAAAGGGTTGCGTCCGGTGCCGGTCGAATGGTGCGCGGATATAGAGCGCGTCACAAATGGCGCTGTGACTCGCCGCGACCTGCGTCCTGACGACTGGAGGCGGATCTGGCCCGAACTCGCCAAGGAGCCCGCCAATGCGTAAGCCCGAGATTGAGAATTTCGTCTGGGCCGCCTTGGCTTGGTTCTGGTTCGCACAGTTTCCCTTCATGGTTCTGATCGGGAACGACTGGCTTTTCGCAAACCTGCCTTTCAATTGGGCCGTCCTCCTTGGCTTGTATTCGATTGCCCTGCCGTTTTTTGTTGCTGGGGCCGTCTATTTGTTCGCCAGGCGGCGGCTTGATCGACTTTCCAAGGAGCCCGCCAATGTCTGACCTGACCATCACGCTGATCGGGGCTGCCGTGTTCTGCGCTGGCTACGTCGTCGGCCACATCCACGCGCTGGTGAGCGATCGCAGGGGAGGGGGCTGGAATGACTGAGCCCCGTTTCCCTCGCTTCACGTCTGGCCCGGGCGTTTTCGGCGCATCCAAGCTTGAAGCCATCATGCCCCTGCATCGCCGTCCGGACGGATTGCTGACAGCACCCGATCACGAAAAGCATCCGCATCCTTCAGCGTCTGCGCTTGCATGGCCTGTAGCCATTCTGCGTCGTCTGCTGTCGCATGTGCGGGTGCTTGCAGGCGGAATCGCAGCCGCTTTGAGAGGTCGCCCATGAAAGCCTCGAATGCCTCCGGATCGCCCCTGAAGGCGTTTCCGTACACGTTCTCCATCAACGCCTTGATGAGCGTCATTTGGGCGCAAATCTCGATGTCCGTCATGGTCGGTTCCTCCCGGAAACGTTTGGTTGTTGGCACTCCCAAGCATACCCGGCTGGAGCCGGCCACCCAACATCCCTGGCGCCCTGATCCAGCGGACACCCGCATCCCTATCGGCCCGCCTGACACCTCAGTGTATGAGCCCTTGCTGGGCCGCATCGAGCGCGTCCAGAAGATCGTCGTCCACAAGATCGGCCTCCAGTTCCAGGCGCCGAAAGACGCTGCAAAGCAGATCGTCGTTGACGTCCTCGCGGCCCGTCACTTCCTGGCAAATCGCCTTTGCCTGCCTGAGCAGGGCTTCGGTCTTCGTAGTTTCCATTTCCATGTCTCCACTGTAGGCCGGCCGGCCGTCAATTAATACGTTCGAGGAAGACACACATGAACACAGCCGATGCGGCCTACCACGTCGTCCACGATTATCCCGGCGGATCGGAATCCCTGGGGCCCCGGGTGGACATTTCTGCGGCAGTGCTGAGGAACAAGGTCAACCGCACCCAGCCGAAAGAGGGCAAGCGGCATCACCTAACGCTGGAGGAGGCCGTGCGGATCACCGATTTCACGGACGACGACAGGATCCTGCGGGCCTGGGCGCGGCAGCGCGGGCTCTTGCTGGTGAAGGCGCCTGCCGGGGCGTCCGAGTGCGACATGGGCATGCTGGAGAAGGTTGCGGCTTTCATGATCGCCAGCGGCGTATTCGGCAAGGAAATCTACGACTCCCTGGCCGACGGCCGCGTGGATCAACGTGAGGTCGGGCGCGTCGAAAACGCGGGCAATCACGTCATGACCGAAGTTGCAGAGGTTGTGCAGCGCATGAAGGGCATGGTGGGGTGATGGAGAACCAAATCTTCCAGCTCTCGCACGTCGTGGCCCGGCGCAATGCCGCGCAAGCCGTCATGGCTGCGCCTGATGGCTTCATGGTGAAGATCGGCCCGCGCACACGCAGCACGGATCAGAACGCGCTCCTGCATGCGCTTTTCGGCGAGGTGGCGAAGAAAGCGACCTGGGGCGGCCGGAGGCTGACTCTGGATCAGTGGAAGGTGCTTTTCATCAGCGGCCACGCCATCGCCACCGGCCTGGGCGCCGACATGGTGCCCGGACTTGAGAACGAGTACGTCAACATCCGCGAGTCGTCTGCCCGCATGTCTGTGGCCAGAATGACCAGCCTCATTGAATACGTGCTGGCCTGGTGCGCGGAAAACGGCGTCGATACCCACGAGGCGCGGATCCGCTACGGGCATGAGGTTGCAGCATGACCTGGAATTCGACATTCACCAAGCCGGCCAAGCCGATGCAGCGCAAGACGCCGATGAAGGCGGGTAAGCCGATGGCGCGTGGCCGCATGAGGCGCAGCGCGAAGTCGCACGGTCCAACTGCTACTGAACATAGATTTCTGGACGCCATAGCGGCCCAAGGCTGCATTCTTTGTCGTCGCCTTGGGTATCCCGGCACCCCGGCAGAAATTCATCACCTGCGGGCCGGCATGGGAGCAGGGCAGCGCAATGACAATCAGACGGTCATTCCGCTTTGCCCGGAACATCATCGCGGCAGTACGGGCTATCACGGCCTGGGGCGCCGCGCATTCGAGCGCGCCTACGGCGTCACAGAGTTGGATCTGCTGCGCGAAGCCTGGGAAGTGCTGGATGCCGGCCGTGCGGAACGTATTGCGCACAACGCATGGTCCACGGCCGATGAACTGGAATACCTCCAGACCATCCAGCCCCTTGCCCGTGCGGCTCACTCGGAGACCGCGTAATGCCGACGCGCGTCATCCGTGACGGAATTCTGACGAGCGAGAGGGTCAACGCCCTGTCGCCACATGCCGAACTCTTCTACCGCCGGCTCATGTCGGTGGTGGATGACTACGGGAGATTTTCGGCCAATCTGACGCTGCTCAGGGCGTCCTGCTACCCGCTGAAACTGGATAGCGTGAAAGAAGACTCGATCAAAAAGCACCTTGCCGAGGCTGAAGGTGCCGGACTGATCGTTCTCTACACGGTCGCAGGCAAGGCGTACTTGGAAATGCAGGACTTTGGACAGCGTATTCAGAGCAAGTCGAAGTTCCCGGCACCCCCGGAAAACACCAATAATCCACCGCCAATTTCTGATGAAAACCAGGATTCCACGGTGAACCACGGTGGATCACCGGGAAAAACCGCTTTAGTCGGAGTCGAAGACGGAGAAAAGACATTGTCGGGCAAGCCCGACGAGACACCGCCCAAACCTGCCGACCAAACACTCTCCCAGGCCAAGGAGGTCCTGGCCTACCTGAACCAGAAGGCAGGCAGAAGCTATCGCCCAAACCCTGCAAACCTCGACCTGATCAAGGCCCGGCTCAAGGAGGGCGCATCCCTGGAGGCCCTGAAAACCGTCATCGACGTGAAAACGGCGCAGTGGCTGGATGACCCAAAGATGACGGATTACCTACGTCCTGCAACCCTGTTCAACCGCACCAAGTGCGAGCAGTACCTTGGCCGTTTGCAAAACGGGTCTGCGAGCTGCGGGTTGGAGTACGACGTATGACCGGCCACCGCCCGCTCATCGAAATGCGCCTGGCTGGCTACATGCCGAAAAGCGCCTTCGTCACGGTCTTGGAAGCTCGTCCTGCGTGGGGGTCGTTCACCCATCCGGACAAAGCTATGGAAATGGGCGGGGCGCCGGACATTGTGATCCTGCCTGACGACAACCCGGCCACGGTGGATCTCCGTTGCCTGCGGGGAGTTGTGGTGCATATCGCCGGCAATAGCCGAGACCGAACTGTCGCCGCGCTGGAGCGCATTGCCGAGTTTGAGCCGGCCAAGGCCATTGCGGGAGGCGATTGGGGCCTGCGAGCCTGGAAACCGAACAAAGGATTTTTCGATCTATGACCCTCATCATCACCCCTGATAACACGGACTTTTCCGCCTACATGGCGGAATCAGAGCCGTCCGTTAAGGTGTTGCCAGCCGAGTCCTGGGAGGCCGCCTTGGTGCGGTCTGTGAACCAGCCGGAACACATCACTGGGGCCCGCCTGCCGTGGTCGAAAACACACGACAGAATCCGCTTTCGGCCGGGCGAAGTGACGCTGTGGCAAGGCATCAACGGGCATGGCAAAAGCCAGATTCTGGGGCAGGCCATTCTCGGGTTCACTGCGCAGGGCCAGAAGTCCTGCATCGCGTCGTTCGAAATGCGCCCCGTATCGACTCTGAAGCGCATGCTTCGTCAGGTTTCGATGAACGATCAGCCCGGGGAAACGGCAGCCAGACAGATGATGTCATGGCTGGCTGGGAAGGTCTGGATCTACGACCAACTCGGCCGGGCTGAGCCCAGGGCCCTGGCCGCTGTCATCCGGTATTGCGCGGAACGACTGAAAATCGACCATTTTGTGATCGACAGTCTCATGCGCTGCGTGGCCGGCGAGGACGACTACAACGGCCAGAAGGACTTCGTTGAACTGCTGTGCCGGCTGGCTCAGGACTGCAACATCCATATCCATCTCGTTCACCACGCCCGCAAGCGCGAGAACGAAGACCAAAAGCCTGGGAAATTCGACGCGAAGGGATCGGGGGCCATTGTCGATCAAGTTGATCAGATGCTGACCATCTGGCGCAACAAGAAAAAGGAAAAAGAGGTGGACCGGGCCTTGAAGGTGCCGGGAGGCTCGATCCCGGAAGACCTGGAAAAAACGCCCGACTGTCTCCTGATCTGCGACAAGAACCGGCACGGGGAATGGGAGGGAACCATAGCCCTCTGGTATCACGCGCCCAGCCTCCAGTACACGCCGGACTTTCGTCGGCTGCCGTTGGATTTCATGCGGAATCGGGGCTATGACGCCTGACGCCATCGAACAGCGCCGCCGCGAGTGCGAGGCGCGCTACGTCCTGTCCATGCTCTACGCCCAGCGCAAGCCCTGGCTCGACAGCATCGGCAAAAAACGCGGCCTGGAAGCACAGAAATACCTTGAGGCCGAAGTGAAGCGGCAATTCAGATTGAAGAAGGAAGCCCCATGACTTTTCATGACCATCCCATGAGCCTGGAGGATCTCGCGTTTCCGCGAGATCGACAGGCGAGAAGCAATACCGGTGCGATACGCAAGATGCAGGCCCTGGGGCGCCTGAAGACCGGCCAGATGAACAAAACCGAGGCGGCCTACGCCCAGCACCTGGAGATCCGCAGGGCGGCCGGCGAGATCCTCTGGTATCGCTTCGAGGGTGTGAAGCTGCGCCTGGCCGACAACACTTTCTACAGCCCGGATTTTTCCGTGCTATTAGCTGACGGCACGCTTGAATGTCACGAGGTTAAGGGTTTCTGGCAGGACGATGCCCGCGTGAAGATCAAGGTCGCAGCCGATCAGTACCCGATGCGTTTCATTGCCGTGAAGGTCCGCGCCAAAAAGAACGGCGGCGGCTGGGACGTGGAGGAATTCTGATGGCCGACTATCTCCACCGAAAATCCCACACCCACCAACGGGCCCGAGAAGCGCTGCGTAAGGCCGGCCACAAGGGGTCGCTGCAGAAGATCGACGCCCTGGTCTACGCCATTGAGGTCGAGACCGGCCGCGCATGTGTGGGCGATCAAACCGAATTCATCCGCGCCTGGCTGGATTCCCTGCCGGTGGCGGCCCGCAGAGAGCCGCCGAAATTCAGGCCGCTGACGATCAAGCCTTTGTCCATGATGCGTCACAACCTGGACCGCGCCGCGCTGGCGGAACCCAAGATGCAGGCGACCGCTGGCAGGGCGGGGAATGGGAACGAGAATTCACCCGTATGGAGGCGCTGATGGAATACCCAACTTTCGTCCGAGCCGAGATCGAGAACTGGATCGCCTGGTGCTGGGCTGGAGAATCGCCGGAACCCAGGGAGCCGAGCCGCTGCTATTCGGCTGAACGCGGCTGGCAAGCGCCTGATTGGGAGTCTGAATCTGACGACGTGCCGCCCAAGATCATCTTCAATGCCGAGCGGGCCGAGCGCGTCCAGGCAATTTTCGACCGACTGCCGACCCTCACGCGCTGCGTACTGCGCTACGAATACACCCAGCGCTCCGCATTCGACCAGTACGAGCGCGGTGTCGAGATGCACGAGGGGCAGATGCGGCCGGTGTGGACCCGCGTCGGCAACAACCGCCGGCAGCGCGCCCGGATCGACCTGAAGATCACCAGGGATCAGTACGCGGCCTGCCTGGATGAATTCAAGATCGAGGTTTTCAAGGAGTTTGAGTGTGAAGTATGCGCATGAGGTGATCGGGCTGATGGGGGCGCTGCCGGGCGTCAGATTCAACGTTCGCCACATCGTGAGCCACGTGGCGCCTACCGCCGGCCCTAGGCAGCGCGCCTCGATCAGGATCGGGGTTCACCGGGTTTTGCGGCAGTTGGAGGAGTCCGGCCAGATCGAAAGCACGCGCGGCAATACTCGCAACGGGGCGAATGCTGAATACTGGTGGAAAACCGTAACATCAAGTTGTGCAAAACCGCATCAAGAACCGTATCATACGTGCAGGGCTCTTACGCCCTGAAGAAACGCAACCCGCCCTTCGAGAGATCGGCGGGTTTTGTTTTTCCACACGCATGATGATTGAGTCAGTCGCCATGCGTGTGGGAGAAGCCGCAGCCATCAACCAGCAGCACCGTCCAGACATCCAAGTCGCCGTGCGACCAGGCCTGGGGCGACAGCCGGAAGGTTCCGGCACATGCTGGCTCTGACCTGCGCCGCTGCGATGTAGGCGATACCCTGGCCGCCTAAATTGGCGTGGGTCGCTGTGCAGCCCCACACCTTGTCTCCTCCGATCCCGCTACCTGGGATCTTTCGCGCCCCGCTTGGTGAATGCTGAGTGGGGCGCGGCTTTATTTTCCAAGGGAAAGCATCTCCAAAACCGGGGTTTATGGTCTAGCGCTGTTGGCGGGTAGCCAGAGGGATTTCCACCATATACTCCATCCAATCATCTAGCGACGTCACATACAGAAAGTAGCCTGCCGTGCCATATGACTGACTGGATACATTGCGGCTGATAACCGCAATTTTCCTGTCGTCGGTCTCAGTGAATCCAACTACGACGTTGCGGCCATAAATCCCTGGCGTGATCGAAGCAGTCGCCTTTGATGGGTTTTTAGTCCAGATCGAATTGCGCTGGATCCAATCCCCGATTTTATGGGCGTTTTCATACTCTGCGTCCTGATTATCTCTATTGAACAAATAGATGTTCATCGCCTGTTCGGTGATCTCCTTCTCCAAGGGGACCGCGCTGAGGCTGGCCGATTTCAGATACTGCGCAATGGCAGCGGTCAGGATGGTGTTCTTCGGGGCGCCAGACATCATGGACAGGTAGTCAATCTGGCGCTCAAGTTCATGGGGGAGTCTCAGGGAAATCACGATTGCCTCGCATATGATGTTTTTGATGTCATTATGATATCAATGTATTCATCGAGCATCAACAGGAGCCGGAAGATGGGCCGCGAGCTATTCAAATCGACTTTTCGGCGCCCAATCCCGCCCACTACTTCACTGTTAGATGATCTGTCAGGCGTTCGCTTGGTGCCCGCGCCTGATCTCGCCGCCTGGGTACAGGCAGCCGTCCTGGCCGAAGACGGCCTGATCCACAATCTAGACCACGCCCACCTGCTGGACGCCGACATCGGCTTCCTGTGGGCGTCGTCAGCATTCACTAAGCGCGGCCGCACGGTAGTTGGCCAGGCCGAACAGGTCATGATCCGCGCCGGCGGCTGGCAGAAGGCCCGCCAGGAGCAGCAACTGCGCGAGTGGTTCGGGCACGTGCCGGAATTCTTGATCACCCTGGCCGCCGACTACTGTGCCCAGTGCAGCGACACCGAGTTCTGCGCGCTGGTCGAACACGAGCTGTACCATGTGGGCCAAGAGCAGGATGAGTTCGGCTCCCCGAAGTTCACGAAGGACGGCATGCCCCGGCTGGCCCTGCGCGGCCACGACGTCGAGGAGTTCGTCGGCGTGGTGAGGCGCTACGGCGCCAGCACCCAGGTCGCCCAGATGGTCGAGGCGGCCAAGCGCCCACCGACCGTCTCCGGCGCCAGCATCGCACACGCTTGCGGCACCTGCCTGAAGGCTGCTGCGTGATAGGAGCCTGCGCCGGTCATATTTTCTTGTCGCGTTGAGTCGGCTTCAATTTTATTCCCCTAGTCGCGATCTGAAGTCTTCGCTCGCCTATTGCCAGTCGGTATTCCTCCCATTCCTTTTCGAGCTGAGTCCATCCGTTTAGCCGGGCTTGTGTGATCATACTTTTGATCCTCTCTTCTGCTTCATCGCACTCCCGGATGGTGACGAAGGATGAGGGATCGGCTAGGTCTTGAGCATATGGCGGCATAATCGCTCCTTGAATTTTCTGTTGTAACAATTGTGGGAAATATTTGGTAGTCCTGCCGTGGCCAAGCTCAAAGACAACCATAAGCACTTTATCGTCCAAGCGCTGGCCTGCTACGACACGCCCAGCGAGGTATCGGCGGCCCTGAAGGAAGAGATGGGTATCGATGTGCCGCGCATGCAGGTCGCCCAGTACGACCCCACGAAGGTGGCCGGCGCCAAGCTGGCGAGAAAGTGGCGCGATCTGTTCGAGGACACCCGCAAGAAGTTTCGCGAGGCCGTGGCCGAGATCCCCATCGCGGACCAGGCCTTCCGGCTGCGGGCCCTGGGCAAGATCTACGACCGGCACATGGCGCGAGGCAACGTGGCGGCCGCGGCGGCTGTGCTCGAGCAGGCCGCCAAGGAGCAGGGCGGCATGTTCACGAACAAACGCGAGGTGAGCGGCCCCAACGGCGGTCCCATCCCGACCATGCCCACCACGATCGAACTGGTGGCCCCCAATGTCCAGCAAAGCGAGGATTGAGCTACCGCCGAAGCTGATCCCGGTTTTCAGCGGCCCGGCCCGGTATCGCGGCGCCCATGGTGGGCGCGGCAGCGGCAAGACGCGCAGTTTCGCCCTGATGACGGCTGTGCGGGCATATATGTTTGCCGAGGCTGGCGTCTCGGGCAAGATACTGTGCGGCCGCGAGTACATGAACTCGCTGGAAGACTCCTCGATGGAGGAGGTCAAGCAGGCGATCCTGTCCGTGCCCTGGCTCGACGCCTATTTCGACATCGGCGAGAAGTACATCCGCACGAAGAATCGGCGGGTGTCATACGCCTTTGCCGGTCTGCGCCACGGCCTGAACAGCATCAAGTCCAAGGCCCGCATCCTGATCGCGTGGGTCGACGAGGGCGAGGACGTCAGCGAGACGGCGTGGATCAAACTGCGCCCGACCGTGCGCGAGGCTGGCTCCGAGATCTGGGTTACCTGGAATCCGGAAAAGGACGGCAGCCCGACCGACAAGCGGTTCCGGAAAAGTCCGCCGGCCAACAGCCGGATCGTCGAGCTGAACTATACGGACAACCCCTGGTTTCCGCCTGAACTGGATGAGGAACGGCGAAACGACCGCGACCTGCTGGACGACCAGACCTACGCCTGGATCTGGGAAGGTGCCTACCGCGAGAACAGCGAGGCGCAGATCCTGTCTGGCAAGTACCGGGTGGCCGAGTTCACGCCGGCTGCCGACTGGGATGGTCCGTACTTCGGCATTGACTGGGGCTTCAGCCAGGATCCGACGGCTGGCGTCAAGTGCTGGATCCACGACCAGCGCCTGTACATCGAGCACGAGGCCGGCAAGGTCGGACTCGAGAACGACGACATCGCGGACTTCATGATTGCCCGGCTGCCGGGCATCGAGAGCCACGCGGTGCGCGCCGACTCGGCCCGGCCGGAGACCATCAGCCACGTCAAGAGCAACGGCCGTGGCACACGCAAGTGCCTGCCGCGCATTGTCGGCGTGGAGAAGTGGAAGGGCAGCGTCGAGGACGGCATCGCGCACCTGCGGTCATACCGCGAGATCGTGATTCATCCGCGCTGCACGAAGACGCTTCACGAGGCGAGGACGTACAGCTACAAGGTCGACCGCCTGACCGGCGATGTGCTGACGGACATCGTGGACAAGAACAACCACTACATCGACGCGAGCCGCTATGCGCTGGGGCCACTCATCAAGCGGCGCGGTGCGGCCGTCGTCAAACCCCTGAGAATGTAATGCTCAAAGTCTCCGACCCATCCCCGCAGATTGACGCGCTGTCCGATGACTGGAAGCTGGCCGCCGATCTGCTGGGCGGCACTCGTGCCATGCGTGCTGCGGGCAAATCGCGCCTGCCGCAATGGCCCAACGAGTCCGGCGAGAGCTATCAGGCGCGCCTGTCCACGGCCACGCTGTTTCCTGCGTTCGGTCGCACCCTGGGCGTCATGGCTGGCAAGCCGTTCTCCAAGGCGCTGACCTACGGCGACGATGTGCCGGCCCGGATCCGCGAGTGGTGTGACGACTGCGACCTGCAGGGCACGAACCTGCACACGTTTGCCGCCGGCATGATGGAAGAGGTGCTGGGGTACGGTATCGCCGGCGTGCTGGTGGAGTTTCCCCGCACTGATGGCGTGCGGACCCTGGCAGATGAGCGGGCGGTCAATGCGCGACCTTATCTGGTGCGCGTCGATCACAGCCAGATCCTGGGATGGCGCGCCAAGCGCGTGAAGGGCGTGTTGCGCCTGACCCAGTTGCGCATCAAGGAAGCCGCCGAAGAAGAGGATGGTGATTACGGCACCAAGACCGTCGAGCGCGTGCGCGTGCTGCGGCCTGGGGCCTGGGAGGTCTGGGAGAAGGGCGAGAAGGACGATTACGCTCTGGTCGAGTCCGGCGCCACGACTTTGCCGGAGATTCCGTTCGTGCCGTTCTACGGCAGGAAGACCGGCTTCATGCTGGGCGAGTCGCCGCTGCTGGATCTGGCGCACCTGAACGTGAAGCACTGGCAGAGCCAGAGCGACCAGGACACGATCCTGCATGTCGCCCGGGTGCCGATCCTGGCCGCCATCACCAGTGATGAAGGTTTCGAGCTGACCGTCGGCGCTTCATCTGCCGTTCGCATTCCCGAGGGCGGCGACCTGAAGTTCGTCGAACATGGCGGCGCTGCGATTGCTGCCGGCCGTGAGTCGCTGCAGGATCTGGAAGACCAGATGATTCAGACTGGCGCTGAGCTCCTGGTACAAAAGCCCGGCCAGCGCTCCGCCACCGAGGCGAACAATGACGCCGAGGCGAACAAGTCTGAGCTGCAGCGCATTGTCGAGGCATTCGAGGACAGCCTGGATCAGTGCCTGCAATTCATGGCGGACTGGGTGGGCGAGCCTCAGGGCGGCCACGTCAGCCTCTTCAAGGACTTCGGTGCCGCGACCCTGACCGACGCGTCGGCCCAACTGATCCTGTCGCTGCAGCAGGCGGGTCTCATCAGCCGCGAGACGGCGATCCGCGAACTGCAGCGCCGCGGCATGCTGGCGCCGGACCTGATCCCGGCTGACGAAATCGAGAAAGCCGGAACTGACGGGCCCGCGCTGGGGACGATGTAATGGCATCGCTCCCGCGCAGCGTCCTGGATGCGATGACGCGCCACCAGATCGACCTGACGCGCTATTCGAACTCGGAGGTCCGCCGCATCATCGCCATCCTGAACCGCACAGATGCGGCGCTCATGGAGCGCATCGCGGTGGCGCTCGATAGCCTGCCGGCCTCGGCCGGCTTGAAGCAGATCGAAGAGGTGTTGCAGTCGGTGCGTACGCTGAACGCTGAGGCCTATGTAGCGGTCCATCAAGGCATCAAGGGCGCTATGCAGGATCTGGCCCCGGTCGAGGCGGTGTTCATCCGAAACCTGTACCGGCATACCGTGCCCGAGGTCGACTTCGCCGGCATCACGGCCGCCCAGGCCCGGGCGGCTGCGCTGTCTCGCCCGTTCCAGGGGCGGCTGCTGAAAGAGTGGGCCGCCGGCATGGAAAGCAGCCGCATGCTGCGCATCCGCGACGCCATCCGTATCGGATACCTGTCCGGCCAGACGACGAACCAGATTGTGCAGCAGATCAGGGGCACCAGGGCAAACAACTATGCCGACGGCCTGCTCGAAGGCGACCGGCGCAGCGTCGAGCGTGTGGTCCGCACGGCATTGGGCCACACGGCGCAGTCAGCGCGTGAGGATTTTTTTGAGGCGAACGACGACATTCTGGGAAACGAGGTCTGGATCTCGACCCTGGACGGGCGCACCAGCGATATCTGCCGGCTGCGCTCTGGGCTGGAATACACACCCGGCCATAAGCCGGTCGGTCATCAGTATCCGTACTTGGGGGGTCCTGGGCGCGCGCACTGGCAATGCCGATCGACAGGCCTGCGGCTGCTCAAGGGACAGACGAAATTCAGCGGGACGCAATCGAGCCAGGACGGATACGTGGATGCGAACCTGACCTACGGGCCGTGGCTGAAAAGCCAGCCGGCCAGCGTCCAGGACGATGTGCTGGGCCCGACGCGCGGCAAGCTGTTCCGTGATGGCGGCCTGGACATCCAGGCCTTCCACAATGACAAGGGCAGGCTCCTGACGCTTGACCAGTTGGCCGAACGAAATCACGCCGCATTCGCGCGAGCGGGGATAGAATGAGCCGATGCTCTACATCGTCCCGCCTGCCGCGCCCGATGAGAAGGAAAAGACGCGCCGCAGGATCCGCCGCATGGATCGCCCGGATGGTCTTTTGCAGTGCAATCGCTGCGGGGGACGTGCCGCCGCAACCATCGAGGCCGGCGCATCCGTTCACAATGGCCGCCGAACACGCGGCACCGTGATTCACAAGGACATCTGCGCCGAGTGCTACAAGCGCGGGCTGATTGTCCCGATGCAAGTAGAGTTGAAACCCATCAAATAGACCCGCTTCGGCGGGCTTTTCGTATCTGGCCGCCCCAGGCAACTCGGGCGGCTTTTTCATGCCCGAACGCCGGATGGCCAGGGCGCAACGCGGCGGATGTCGCACCATGGCCGGATGGCCGATAGGGAAGCAAATCATGCCTTTGAAACTGGTTGAAGTGGACGGCAAGCAGTACGCCGAAATCCAAGACGGCAAGCCCGTGTGGATCGAAACCGACGGCAAGGAAACCGCCTTTGATATCGAGGGCACGCGCACGACGATCTCGCGCCTGAACGGCGAGGCGAAGTCCCACCGCGAGCGGGCCGAAGCCGCCGAAAAGGCGCTGAAGGCCTTCGATGGCATCGAAGATCCGGCCGCCGCCATCAAGGCGCTGGAAACGGTCGCCAATCTGGACAGCAAGAAGCTGATCGACGCCGGCGAGGTCGAGAAAGTCAAGGCGGAAATCGGCAAGGCCTACCAGACACAACTCGATGACGCCCAAGGAAAGATCAAAGCCTACGAAGACCAACTCTACGCCGAGAAGATCGGCGGCGCCTTCGCCCGCTCCAAGCTGATCGCCGACAAATTCGCCATCCCCGCCGACCTGGTGCAGGCCCGCTTCGGCCAGGCCTTCAAGGTCGAGGACGGCAAGACCGTGGCGTACGACGCGCACGGCAACAAGATTTTCAGCCGCGCCCGCCCGGGCGAGTTGGCCGACTTCGATGAGGCCCTGGAAACGCTGGTGGATCAGTACCCCTACAAGGAACAGATCCTGAAGTCCTCCGGCGCGAACGGCGGCGGGGCTGGCGGCGGTGGTGGCGGCCATCAGACCGCGAAGGGCAACTTCGGCGGCACGCCGGACGAGCGTAAAGCCGCCATTGCATCGAAATTCGATATGTCCGCCCTCTAGACAGAGGGCGTTTTTCTGGCTGTGGGCTCGGATGGGCTCAGGCGACTGAGGCGGATGCCTCGCAATTCAACTCTTGCCCATCCGGGCGCAATTCTTCATACGAGGTAAATCATGGCACTGTCCAACATGAAGGTCTTCAGCCAGTACGTCAAGCAGGCGACCATCGAGACCCTGGCCCAACTGGTCGACAAGTTCAACGCCGCGAGCAACGGCGCCATTCGCCTCACCACGCAGGGCGTGGACGGCGACTTCCTCCAGGAATCCATCTGGAAGGGCCTGCACTCGGCCCAACGCCGGGTTGATCGCTACGCCACCAACGGCACCCAGTCGGCCACCGCTCTGGCGCAACTGCAGCAGAACTCCGTGAAGATCGCCGGCGGATTCGGCCCGATCCTGTGGGAGCCCTCGCAACTGTCCTGGATCGAAAAGGATCCCGCCGAAGCGCTGGAGGTCATCAGCCGCAACATGGCCGAGGCGATCATCGCCGACCAACTGAACACGTCGGTCGCCGCTCTGGTGGCGGCCATCAGCAATGTCGCAGCGGCCACCAATGACGTGTCCGGCACCGCGGGCATCACTTACAGCGCCATCAACAGCGCGCATGCGAAGTTCGGCGATGCCTCGAATAGCCTGGTCGCGCAGGTCATGACCGGGGAGGTGTTCCACAAGCTCATCGGCCAGAACCTGACCAACGCGGAAAATCTGTTCAAGGCCCAGGGCGTGACGATCGTGGACATCCTCGGCAAGGCCGTGGTGGTCACCGACGCGCCCGCGCTCTATGAGGCCGGCACGCCCAACAAGCAGAAGGTGCTGTCTCTGGCCGACGCCGCCGCCATCGTTCACGACGGCAGCGACATCGTGACCAACATCGAGTCGAGCAACGGCAAGGAGCGGATCGAGACGACCTTTCAGGCCGACTACACCTTCTCGCTGGGCCTGAAAGGCTACGCCTGGGACATCGCCAACGGCGGTAAGTCCCCGACCGACGCCGAGATCGCCACGGGCTCGAACTGGGATCAGTTCGTGACCAGCGTGAAGGCCACGGCCGGCGTGGTCACCATCGGCGACGCCGCCAAGTAATCCAACCCGGGCCGGCCTGCGGGCTGGCCCACCTCATGAGGTGATCATGGAACAGAAAATCGCATATGAGCCGCATCCGGTCAGCCCGGAGCGCAAGGCCGAACTGCGCGCGCAAGGCTACAAGATCATCGACGCCAAGTTCGCGCCCGATGGGTATGAGCGCCAAGACGCCGCCGCCCAGGGCGGCGAGGGCGATAAGGGCGTAAGCGACAAGCTCGGCGTGGCTGAATTGCGCGGCAAGCTCGTCGAACTTGGTATCGAGTTCGACCCGAAAGCAAAGAAGGCCGATCTGCAGGCTCTGCTGGACGCTGCGGCCCAGGACGGCGAGGGGGTGTAAGCCATGGCTCGAATTTTGAAGGTCCAGCGCGATCAATGTTCCGGGCGGTTTCTCCGGACGCACGGCCTGGAATCGTCCGTTGAATATAGAGCCTGGGCAAATGCAATTTATCGCTGCGAGAATGAATCGGCGCAGCAGTGGCCAGAATATGGCGGGAGAGGGATCAAGGTTTGCTCCAGGTGGAGGGCCAGTTTTGAGGCGTTCTTGATGGATATGGGAACAAAGCCATCGCCCGATCATTCGCTGGAGCGAATTGATGTAAATGGGGACTATGAGCCAGGAAATTGCCGATGGGCCAGCCCAAAAGATCAGGCCAATAACCGCAGGAATACACCGCGGATAGCTGGGCTGTCACCAATGGAGCTATCCGAGATCAGCGGCCTTCCGTATACGACCATCAAGAATCGCTTGCGAAGAGGGTGGAGTGAAGACCGCATCTTGAGCCAGCCGCGACGCGACTATCCAATGGAGATCACATGTTGATCGTTGAGGACGGCACCGGCAAGGCGGACGCCGACAGCTACGTGAGCGCGGCTGATTGCGCCACCTACGCCGCCGCCCACGGCCTGACCTTCGCCGGCGACGAGCCCGCGCAAGAGGCCCGGCTTCGACGCGCCACCCAATACCTGGACGCGCAGTACAGCTTCAAGGGCGGCGAATCGACCGATACTCAGGCGCTGGCCTGGCCGCGTGATGTCGCCCCTGGCGTGGTGCCGCGTGAAATCGTCAATGCCTGCTGCGAACTGGCCTGCAAGACTGGAGATTTGTGGGCGGACGTCGATCCCCGCGCCATCGTGAGCCAGACCGTGGGCCCGATCAGCACCACCTATGCCGAGCCGGTCAACGGCGGCCAGAAGCGGTTTGCGGCGGTCGATTCGATGCTGCGCCGCTGGGTTTCTGGCGGCGGGTGGAATGTGCCTGTGGTGAGGGCGTGATGGACTTGCTTCGGTCTGGCCCCGCTGATCTGTCCCGCGCCATGGTGCGCGACGTGCTGGAAGCGATCCACAAATACGACGGCACGGTGCCGTATGCGCTGGCTGTGGGCGTGTTGGAAATGTGCAAGGCGCAGTTGATCGAAGACGCGGCGGCGGAGGACGAGGACGACTGACATGGCCATCGACTACCCCTCAATCGCCGAAGGCGCCCATGCCGCCATCCTGGACGCGGGCGGCCCGGTGACGCTCATTCAGCCCGGGGCGTCCGAATACATCCCCGGCCAGGGCATGGTGACACAGCCAGATATCGAGCATTCCTGTACTGGCGTGGTGTTCGACTTCGGCCTGCATCAGTCAGGCGCGGCATTCACGGCCGGTAGCCTGATCGAAGCAGGGGACAAGCATCTGTATCTGTCGCCCGAAGGAGTCCCAGCGGCTATTGGCCCCGGGTTCCGTGTTCAGGCATTCGGGGAGAGTTTCACGGTGGTGAGCGTGAAGGCTACGGCGCCCGCTGGCGTGCCGGTCCTCTACGAATGCCAGTTGCGGCGATGAGCGGCGCTGTAGACCTATCCCGCCTGGTCGAGAAAGCCAACGGGAACATCGACAAGGCCGTGCGCCAGGCGCTGATTCTGGCCGCTCAGGGCGTGGTGATGAATACGCCAGTAGATACCGGGCGCTTGCGCGGCTCCTGGGGGTTCGGCGTCAGCGTGCCCAAGAACGGCCCAACCGACACGACCGACAAGGCCGGCGGCGCGACTCTGACCAAGATCGCCGCAGCGGTCAAAAGTCAGGAGGCCGGCCCGAAGTTCTACATCACGACTGCGCTGCCGTATGCCAAGCGCATTGAATACGAAGGTTGGTCGCACACGAAGGCGCCGGCCGGCATGGTGCGGATCACCATCGCCAACCTGCCCAACGCCATCCGAGATTACGTCAGGGGTCAGCTTTGAAAGCCATCATCCGTGCCGCCTTCGAGAAGACGCTGGCCGACTGGGCTGCTGCACAGACGCCGGCCATTCCGGTCGCCTTCGAGAACGTGGCGTTTAAGCCGCCCGCGACCGGCCCGTACCTGCGCTGCTTCCTGCTGCCGGCCGACACGGTCGACAACACCATGGCCGGGCAGTTGAGCGAGTACCGAGGGTTGTTTCAGGTGAGCGTTGTCTGTCCTGCCGGCACCGGCCCGACCGCAGCGGAGGCGCTGACCGCAGCGATCACCGCGCTGTACCCGGCCAAGGCCCGAATGACCTTTGCTGGGTTCACTGTGATGGTGGCGACGCCCATGCGCGAGCGCCCGGCCCTGCAGGACACCAGCACCTACACGATCCCGATGGACTGCCGGTATATGGCTGTTCAGTAGCCCGTCCATCAATCAATTTCAGGCCGTCCGGTTGGGCGGCCTTTGTTTTTGCGCGACCTAGGTTAGCTACCGAAAAGGCCGGGACCGCCTCCGGCTTTGGTCGCGCAATCCTATTCACTGAGGCGGCATGGAGTAGCGGCATGAGCAACATCATCAAGTACGACTTTCAGGGCGACCTCTACAGCTTTCGGGCTGATGGTTGGTTTAATGCGACCGAGGCGGCTGAAAGGTTTGGGAAGGCCCCGAACGAATGGCTTCGACTCCCAGGGACAGCGTCGTATTTGGCGGCGTTCAGGCGCAAATACGGGAATATCCCGCATTTGAGAACCAAGCGAGGCGTGGGCGGCGGCACTTGGCTTCATCCGAAGCTGGCTGTCAGATTTGCCCAATGGCTCAGTGACGATTTCGCGGTTTGGTGCGACGAGCAGATCGACGCCATCATCCGCAATGGCATCCGCGCCGAGGGCAGCGTCAATCTGCTTCCGATGTTCCTGCGGGAGTCTGCAGCGGCCTGGGAATTGCGCTTTCCGCCGTCCTACTACCACGCGCTGGCCCGCATGACGAACACGCGCTACATGGGCCATACCACAGGCACGCCGATGCAGTACGCGCAAATCACGGATCTCTGGGTCTATGGCTGCATCCTGCCCGCTGACGTTCACGCCGAATTGAAGGTGCGTCGCCACCAATCGGAAAAGATGCATCAGTGGTTGACTGATGGCGGGCATGACATTCTGGATCGCCAGATTGCCCTGGTGACAGCCATTGCCGCATCGTCTGTTGATTATGCGGATTTCAAGGCCCGCATGATGGCCGTGTCCGGTCGCGGCGGTCAGCTTGGCTTTGTGTTTCCGAGGGCCGCGTGATGGAAGGATTCGCCGTGGCAACGCTATGCAAAGCTCTGTCGCTTGCGATTCTGGCAGATGGCAAGAGCATGTCACCCGGATGCATTTCTGACCTGCTACGAAGCGCAGCAAAAGAAAACGGCGCTCCGGTGGACGGCGAGACCCTGCCGATTGGCACGATGTTCCTGATCTTCTCTGACTTCAGCGACAGGCTGGGGCAGGCTCTGGGACACAGCATAGAACCTGACGGCTTTGCCCTGGACTGGGCCGGCGACTATCCGCATCTTCGCAAGGCGTGTGCGCAGATACAGGTGCTCGTGGTTGGCGCCATGAGCAATGCCAGCAGACAGTTTCGAGCAATCAACGGTTTCGGCATGGAAGATGTTTTCAGCCGCATGATGTCAGACGAAACCACACCAGAAGTCGCAGCCGCTCAGCTTGAGCGAGAACGGCAACACCACACCATTCACTGACCCGGCCCAGCGCCGGGTTTTTCATCTGTGCCGCCATGTGCGGCTTTTTTTATTGGAGCTACTCATGGCCGGAGAAACCCTCCCCGACGGTGCCCGCCTGTTCCTGGGCACCGCGCTGGCGTCCGAAGTCAGCATCACTGCAATCACCAACGCCGACCCTGCGGTCGCCACCGCAGCCGCGCACGGCTACACGGATGGAGACTACATCACCCTGGCGTCGCCCTGGGCGCAACTGGACGGCATGGTCCTGCGCGTCGAGGGAAGCTCGACGGATGATTTTGAGCTGGGTGGGTTCGACACCACCAACACCACCAACTTCCCGGCGGCGACCAACACCGCAAAGGCCAAGAAGGTCACGACCTGGCTGGAAATCCCGAAGATCACCCAGCCGGCCATGAACGGCGGCGATCAGCAGTTCTATCAGTTCCAGTACCTGGCCGAGCGCATCCAGCGGCAGATCCCGACGGTGAAAAACGCCAAGAGCCTGTCCATGCAGATCACCGACGATGGCGGCGATTCGGCCATCTTCGCCGCGCTGGTGGCGGCCGACAGGTCTCTCACTCCGCAGCCGGTGCGTCTCGTCCTGGCCAACGGCTCCGAGATCCCGTACATGATGTACGTGGGCTTCGACAAGCAGCCGTCCCTGACCCAGGGCCAGATCATGACGAACGCGCTGGTGCTGACCATGGCGGCGCCGGACTTCATGCGCTACAAGCCGCTGGTGTAAGGGGGGGTTCATGGCAATCAAACTGACGCCGAACCCCACCTTCCGGGCCAAGGTCACGATCCAGCCACCCGGGGATGGAAAGCCCTTCGACATCGACTGCGAGTTCCGGCACAAGACAGCGGCAGAGCGCGAGACGTTCCTGGCGGCCCACAAGTTCGATCTGGATGCCGTCCAGGAGGTTCTGGTCGGCTGGAAGGACAAGGACGTCGAGTTCTCCGAGGAAACGCTGGCCGTGCTGCTGGACAACTACCCGGGCGCCGCAGCGGAGTTTCTGACCGTCTACCTACGGGAACTGGCCGGGGCGCGCCGGGGAAACTGAAGACGGTCGCCGTCTATTTGTACGGGAAAGACCCGGGCGGTAGCGCGGCGGCCGCATTCGGCATTACAGCATCAGACTATGAGCGTGATGTGCCGCTGTGGCCAGAGAATGTCCAGGCCGTGGCGCTCTTCTCCAGACTGTCGTCGCAATGGCGCGTCGGTGTCTCTGGCGTGGTAGGGCTGGACTACAACGTGCTCTTTCACGAGATGGACCGTATAGGGCTGGATCGAGAGGAGTACGACCGGCTCTTCGAGGACATCCGGACGATGGAGGCGGCGGCGCTGGAGGAAATGCGGCGGGAGTGACGGGTATGATGGCCGTATCGAATTGATACGGAGAATGGGCATGAGGGCGATTGTTTTGGTTTGCTTGCTGGGCCTGACCGGTTTTGCACACGCTGGCGACGACAAGCCGAAGAAGTCGATGGTTGATGATCCTTGTCGGGTGGTTGCTGACATCGCTGGCAACGTCATGCGGATGCGGCAGAGCGGTTTACCGATCACGGAAGCGATGGATGGGGCAGGGGACAGCAAGATTGTCCAGTTGCTGGTGATGCAGGCGTATGAAATGCCAAAGTTCAGCAGATCAGAAAACAGGGAAGAATCGGCTGTGGAGTTTTCTAATCGCTCATACTTAGATTGCAGGAAACGAATAGCCAATTGATGCAAGACGCCGCCTACGGGCGGCTATTTTTTGGGCTTATGGTTAAGCAGAGCCTCAGCCAGCGCAAGTCGATGGGCTTTTTCGGCTGCGGCCTCGGCTGTTTCTTCGATGATCTCTTTAAGGCGCCGTTCGCCTATCGTGTCCCCTATAGAGAGCAGGCCCAGGCCACCGATTCGTGCTGGTGTTGGGTGGATCTCTTGGCCGACTGCCCCAAGGTCTAATCCTAGACCGATGGCCGGGCTTAGTGCCCTGCTGATGGCTGATGGATCTCGCTCCACGATGTCGTAATAGGCCTGGAGGGCCTGGACGATCTCGGCGTTCATGGATCTGCCGCTGGCTTCGGCCGCGGCCTTGATGCGATCACGCATGCCGTCAGGCATCCGAACAATGAATCTGTCCTGGAGTTCGCTGGGGTAGGGTTTCTTATCCATGACGCGGATGATACTGCCGACTCGGAATGTTTTTAATGATGCCTAGTTGACATCATTGCGGATTGGGCGCAGAATTCAATCATGCCGACTCGGCATCAACTGGAGATGAGATGAAAGGCTACCAAGTTACTCCGTTCGGGCTACGCATGCAGCCGGAGTTGAAAGCATGGCTTGCAGAGCAGGCCCAGCGCAATCGCCGCAGTCTGAATGCGGAGATCATCCACCGGCTTGAACAGGGCCGGGCAAAAGAAAACGCACCAGAGGTTGCAGCCTCTGATGCGTTGGTTCAGTAACCCCTTGTGGACAAAGGAAAACCGATATGAGTCAATTTAACTCATCCATCGAAAATCCGCAATCCTGCGGTGACGATGTGGCAGAAAACTTGGCATGGGAGCCGCAAGGCCCGGCGCCGAAGGTCCTGAACAACGGCGCTCGCCGCTCTGTGCTGGTGATCAGCAGCGATGAACTTGCTCTGTGGCTGGGCTACAGCCGGGAACTCATGGGCCGCCTGGTTGTGTTCCAGTCCTTCTGGATGAACAAGAAGCAGGAGCAAGGCATTCAGCATGTGACCACCATCTACCGGCCGGCGGCTGGTGATCGCGTCCATGTGTACTGGCTGAAACACCGCACAGCGCTGCGCTTGTGCCAGATGTTACGACCGCAAGCAGTGCCGGCTTTGCAGGCAGTCTTTGCTGCGTATCGAAAGAGGGCGGCATTGCCTGGACTGGAAGTCAGCGAGGCCGAGTACTCAAACTGCATCCGCTACGAGATCGGCAATGCCGCTTACCACGGCGCGGACCGCGTGATCGAGGCTTTCGGCCACGATCTGGCTTGTGACGCGGATCGGTATGCCGATAGGTTCACCAGCGGCCGACCGATGTCGGCTCAGATGGTGGGCGAGGCCCTGGAGATCCGCATCCATGATGCGCGGGACTTCTCGCAGCACAAAGAGCGGGCATTGTTGCAACTCAAGCGCCTGATCCGGTCGGCGTTGTCGATTCACGAACTGGGCGGGGTAGCGGCATGAGCAACATCATGAACATGAGTGCCATGAGCATGACCAGCCAGGAAATCGCGGATCTGGTCGAGTCCCGGCACGACAGCGTGAAGCGCACCATCGAACGGCTGGCGAATCAAGGGGTTATCGAATTCCCACCGTCGGTGGAGATTCCTACGGCCACCAAGCCGACCACCGTCTACCAGTTCACCGGCGAACAGGGAAAGCGCGACAGCATCATCGTCGTGGCCCAACTCTCGCCCGAGTTCACGGCCCGGCTTGTGGACCGTTGGCAGGAGTTGGAGGCCAAGCAGGGCCAGCCAGCCTTGAACCCGGCGAACCTGTCCCGGCTGCAACTGATCGAGATGGCGATGCAGGCCGAGCAGGAACGGCTGGCCCTGGAAACCAAGGTCGAGGAAATGGCCCCGAAGGTCGCCGTGCATGACCGGATTGCCGATGCCGAAGGTAGCATCACGATCCGCGAGGCAGCCAACACGCTGCGTTTCCCCGAACGCAAGTTCGTGCAGTGGCTGCTGATGAACGACTGGTGCTATCGGCGGGCCGGCCACAAGTCGCTGCTGGCCTACGCTGACAAGGTGAAGGCCGGGTATCTCTACCTGAAGCAGACGCCGATCCAGGACGTCCACACCGGCGAGGAGCGGTTGAGTGAGCAAGTTCGCATTACTCCGCTGGGCCTGACCGCGCTGGCGCGGCGGCTGAGCAGGGAAGGGCGACAAACGGGAGCCCCCGCAGGCCTTTTGGTCGAGGTTCCGACCAGCTACAGGGAAGCGCGAGGGTAATGTGAAGCGGGCCGGCGGTTCTATGATCCGCCTTCCCGGTGCTGTGCAGAGGCGGAGCGCTGGAAGAAGCAAGCGGGCAGTGGGGGAGGGGGAGGGGGAGGGGAAAGATGTTTTGACGGACGCCTTCGGTAGGGCATAATTGCGAAGTCTCTTCCGTCACTGTATTATTTGCTGTAATTACATACAGTATTTGGTAGCCTTTTGGACATGTCTGACACCAATTTTCTAGATGGTCTGTTCGAGGCGCCGCCTATCGAACCCTATCGGGAAGTGGCGGCGTATGAGTCCTTGTGGCTATCTGAGGGGGCCACATTTAAGACGGTCGCTGAGTTGTTTGAGCGGAATCCTGGAAGGATGCCTTCGGAACTCGTGTCTGACGACGCTGTGGTGGGTACCAAGCTGCAGATTGAAGACGCAATTGCCAAGGCTGGCGTGGAAGAGTTTGGCATTTCAGTGTTTGGCACTGCCGACTACCCGGCCAGACTCAGGGACGCGGCTTACCCTATTGAACTGTTCTATTATCAGGGCTTTTGGGATCTTGCGTTTTCAGAAAAGTCTGTGGCTATAGTGGGAAGCCGCAAGCCCTCAGCGGAGGGCGTCCGGCGGGCCAGGAAATTGTCTAGCTTGCTTGTGCGAGAGGGGTTCACGATCTTTTCTGGCTTGGCCGAGGGCATAGACACTGCCGCACATCAGGCAGCACTGGATCATGGCGGACGCACTGTTGGAGTGATCGGCACCCCGATCACGGAATCCTATCCGAAATCTAATCGTGCTCTCCAAGAGACTATTGCTCGTGATCACTTATTGATCAGCCAGGTTCCTATACTCAGATATTCTCGTCAAAATTTTAAATGGAACAGGCTATTCTTCCCTGAACGAAATGTCACGATGTCTGCGCTGTCAGATGCTACGGTTATCGTGGAGGCGGGCGAGACATCGGGGACATTGACGCAAGCCCGGGCTGCTTTAAAGCAGGGGCGTAAGCTGTTTATCCTCGATAGCTGCTTCCAGAATCCTGCATTAACGTGGCCTGCAAAGTATGAGAAGATGGGCGCCATCCGTGTAAGAGATCTCGAGCAGATTTTGGATGAGCTGTGCCATGCGTCTTAAGAAAATTGATGATTTGACACGGTCAGATCATTACTACCTTGAACCGCAAGATGCGTGCTATTACCTAGGCGAGTACACGCCTCGCGGCGGTTATGGATGTAGTCCTACAAATCAGCAGATATCGAATCTAAAGAAGGACGTTTCGCTTCGTGGGACGCCCCAGTATTTTTGGAAAGAGCAGGCGATAAAGCAGTATGGGATGGTTCTTCGTGGTGCAATTAATTGGGAACGCGAAGGTAATCGTCGCGTAACCTGGGTCCCTATCCCTCCGTCGCATACTAAGTCTGACCCGCTGTACGATGATCGTATGGTGCAGGTATTGCACTATATGACCGCCAATTTGGGAGTTGATGTTCGGGAGTTGGTCTATCAGGAATCCACTGTCGAAGCCTCGCATTTACGTGGCGACCGGCCCAAACCGGCTGAGATTGCTGCGAACTACCGTATTGACGAGAGACTTACCGACCCCAGGCCAACCGCAATAGGAATTGTTGACGATGTTTTGACGGCTGGATCACACTTCAAGGCCATGCAAATGGTCCTTGAGAGACATTTTCCTGGGGTGAGGACTTTTGGATTATTTCTGGCGCGAACAGAGAGATCGACTTCGCTTGATGACTTCTAAGACTCACTAGAGCCTCTCTGCTTGCGGGTGGCTTTATCCTCAGGCTCGCTTCGGCGAGCCTTTTTCATTCTCGGGCTCTGCCATCGGCAGGGCCTTTTTCATGGGCGCAAGAAATGGCAGATGACATCGTAAGCTTCGGCATGGAGATTGACTCCAGCGCGGCGCGTAAGGCCAAACAGGACCTGAGCGCGTTGGCGCAGTCCGGGCCGGCCGTCGAGCAGGCGCTCAATCGCCTGAAGGGCGCCGGTGTATCTGGCGCTGCAGGTGTGAGCGCTGTCGGGGCGGCTGCAGCAAGGGTCAAGGCAGAAACCGACAGGATGCGTCAGGCGGTGGTCATGGCGAATTCGTCCCTCGGCACCTTGATGCGTGGCCTAGGGAGCCTGGGCGCAATTGCCGGCATCGGCGGCACGCTGTCGCTGGGCGCGATCTTCAGCAAATTCATCAGCGAGACGAAGAACGCGCAGATGGAGCAGGCGCAGCTGGCTGCCGTGTTGAAGTCCACGGGAATGGCTGCCGGCTTCACCCGGGCAGAGTTGAACGCAATGGCCGCCGACATGGCGGCCATGTCCACCTTCACAGCAGGCGAAATCAACCAAGCGCAGACGCGGCTGCTGTCGTACTCGAACATCGCCCACGAAATGTTCCCGCGTGCGATGCAGGCGGTGATTGACACGTCTATCCGCATGGGCATGAGTGTTACCCAGGCCGCAGAGACTGTCGGGCGGGCGCTGGACATTCCGAGTGAGGGCCTGTCTTCGCTGTCTCGCCAGGGCTTCCGGTTCACAGACGAGCAGAAGAAGATGACCAAGGCCCTGGAGGATACTGGTCGCATTGCCGAAGCCCAGGGCATCGTCATAGAGGCGCTGGAATCGTCCTACGGCGGCGCTGCTGCGGCGGCAAGGAACACGCTGGGCGGCGCGATGCAGGCGCTCCAGAACCAGATCAGCGACCTGATGACGGGTGGCGACGGCTCGATTGACGGGTTGACATCAGACATCAACTCCCTGACCGCCAGCCTGGGGTCGGAAGAAACCCGACGGTCCTTTCAAGAGTTCGTCGGGCTGCTGGCGAATGTGGCTGAAGAGGTTGTCAACCTGGCAAATCAGTTCGCCATTGGGATGCGCTATTCCGACGGGTTCTTTGACGCGCTCGGGAAGTATGGTCTGACGAATCCGGCCAAAACCGCCGCGCAGCAGCTTGCCGAGGTCAATGCGCAGATCGAGCAGCTACAGAAGTCGCGCAACGTGGCGATCAGCGAGGCATCAAAACCGTACTTACAAGGATATGATGCGCTCTCGGATGAGAAAGCGCAGAAGATCCAAGGAGAGCGCCTCCGGTCGCTAATTCAGCAACAGGCCTATTGGTCGTCCATGGTCGGCCGTGAGCGCGACAAGGCTCTGCGTGGGCTGAACGATGCATTCGACATGCCCTTGTTCGATCCGCCGCAGCTTGCCCCTGTTACGGTAAAGCCGTCCGGCGGAAGCAAATCCGGCAAGAATTCCAAGCGCAAGATCCAGTACGACAGCATCGAGGACTGGATGGGCTCTGCCGATGGCATGGCCCGGCTGGCTGATGTGGAAAAGCAGTACGGCCGAATCGGCGATCTGATCGAAAACCGGCTGACCATTGCGCAGACGAAGTACAACCGCGAATTGGAAGCCATGGGGCAGGGTGACTGGGGCCGCCAGGTCAACAGCGCCTTGCAGGAGATCCGCGACAAATATCAAGACCTGCTTGAACAGCGGCGCAATTCCTCCGTGGGTCTGTCCGAACAGGACGAAGCCGCGCTCAAGGCCGCAATGGAGCGCGAAGAACAGATGGCGGTGGACTTTTACGCCAGGCTGAAGGAAAAGCAAGGAAGTTGGCTGTTGGGTGCGCAAGACGCACTGATCAACTACCGCGACGAGTCAGAGAACGTCTATGCGTCGATTGGCAACATGGTCGATGGCGCCTTCCGAGGCATGGAAGACGCCCTGACGCAGTTCGTCATGACCGGCAAGCTGTCCTTCAAGGACCTGGCCGACTCGATCATCAGTGACATGGTGCGGATCGCCATTCAGCAGTCCATCACTGGGCCGCTGGCTGGGGCATTGGGCGGAGCGCTTTCTGGGATGTTCGGATCATCCCTGCCGTCCACCGCGTCGTGGGCGCTGCCGAAAATGAATGCCAAGGGCGGCGTCTACGACTCACCCAGCCTGTCTGCCTATTCGAACCAGATCCACGACACGCCCAAGCTGTTCGCCTTTGCCAGGGGAGCCGGGGTATTCGGTGAGGCCGGCCCCGAGGCCATCATGCCGCTCAAGCGCGGCCCGGATGGGCGTCTGGGGGTGTCAACTGATGCCGGTCGTGGCGCGGGCGATGTGACGGTGAACGTCATCAACAACAGCAGCCAGCCGGTGACGGCCAGCCAGCCGAAGGTCAGCATGGACTCGATGGGGCGCATGGTGGTGGAAGTCATGATCGCTGACCTGCAGCGCAACGGCCCGTACGCCCGGCAGTTGAAAGGGGCGCTGTGATGGCGACATGGCCCACCTACGCCCGGCTTATCGTCGCCGGCTACGGCGAGGAAGCCGACTACGGCGTCCTGCGCACCGAGATGGACAACGGCATCGCCAAGCAGCGCGCGCGGTTCTCCATGCCCATCGTCACGAGGGACGCCACGGTCATCGTGATGAGCCTGACGGACAAGCAGGCGCTCGATGCCTGGATCGCGGCCGATCTCGCGGGCGGCGCGGCCTGGTTCGCCTGGGCCGAGCCATTGACCGGCAACAGCGTTCAGGCGCGACTTGTCAGCGGCAAGCTCCGGTGGGGCGAACCACAAGGGCCTGTCTGGCAGGCCACCTGCCAGATCGAGACTCTGGGCCGATAGCCCGCACAACTTACATGACCGCCCACGAGGCGGTTTTTTTATGCCCAATACCTACACCTCTGCCGGACGCCGGAATCTCCTGGCCACGTCCGCCGATGAGCCGTTCCTGGTTCTGCTGGAGATCTCGCATCCGGAGTTGGATGAACCGGTGCGCGTGGTCAATGACACCGTGAACATCACCGCGCGCGGCAATGAATATGTGGCGTGCCCGTTCGAGCTTGTGCTGCCTGATGACGTGGATCAGCAGGTGCCCAAGGCTTCGCTTCGCGTGGACAACATCGGTCGCGAACTGACCCAGTGGCTGGAGTACAGCCGGGGAGGCAAGGGCGCCAAGTGCCGGATCATCCAGGCGCTGCGCAGTGATCCGGACGTCTTCGAGTACGACATGACGCTGGATATGTCCGGGATCTCCATCGACAACCTGGCCGTCACCGCTGACCTGGGGTTTCAGAACACGTTGATGCTGCCGGCCGTGGCGGTTCGCTACGATCCGAAATCTACGCCGGGGGCGTTCTGATGGCGCACTGGACGGATCGCTATATCGGCAAGCCCTATATCGCGGGCGTGGCCGACTGCATGAACCTAGCCGAGCAGGTCGCAAACGAAGTGCTGGGTATCTATCCCGGTATCCCGGCCGCGCATGAAACGTCCCTTCGCGGGCAGGCCGAGCAGTTGGATCGATTGAAGGCCGACTACGCCGAGCGCGTGGATGCGCCGATCGATGCGCAGCCCGTGCTGTTTGTCGCCCGGGGACGGTTCTATCACTGCGGCGCCGTCGCCTTGATCGGCGATGAAACCTGGGTGCTGCACAACGATCAATCGGCGGGCATGGTGGTCTGCCAGCGCCTGCGGGATCTGACCCGCTGGGCCTACTCCCTGGAAGGATATTACCGGTGGATCGCAACGAAGTAACGCCGCTGGTCGTCCAGCCGCATCCCTTCACGCCCGAGGGCCGCACGTTTACCGTCGCGGCCTTTTTGCAGGGCGAGACCCTGGGCGCGTACGTCGAGCGTAACGGCATCGTGTTGCCGCGCTCGGAATTCCGCGTTCAGCACAATGGCCGCGCGGTGCCGCATCATCTGTGGCAGCGCTTGATCCCGCGCACGGGCGACCAGATTGTGATTCACGCCATCGCCCAGGGCGGCGGAGGCGGCGGGAAGGTGTTGCGCACTGTTGCCATGATCGCGCTGGTGGTAGCGGCCCCCTATATCGCGGGCTGGGCGATGACTGGGACGTGGGCTGCCGCGACGGGGTTTATGGGCGGCGTCCTAACTGCCGGCGTCATGATCGGCGGCTCCCTGCTGATCAATGCCTTGCTGCCGCCACCGACCGCAACTGCGGAAGCCCTGGGAACAGGCGCGAAGTACGACGCCTCGCCGACCTATTCACTCTCCGGCGGCCGCAATCGCTTGCGCCTGTGGGAGCCGATGACGCTGATCTTCGGGCGTCACAAGGTCGTCCCGGATCTGGGCGCGAAGTATTTCACCGAGTACGTCGGCGACACGCAGTACCTGAATCAGGTTTTTCACTTTGGCCTGCAGGCGGGCCAGTGTGTGCTCACGGATTTCAAGATCGGCGCGACTTCGATCAATGACTACCAGGACGTCCAGATCCAGGTGTCCGGCGAGGACGGCAAGCTCTCCATGTTCCCGGGCAACGTCGATACCCTGGATGGGTTCGTGCTCGAATCGGGTGTCGTGAACACGCGCACCACGCCGCTGGATACGACCTCGATCTCCGTCGACCTGGCCGCGCAACTCTTCAACATTACGGACCAGGGCGCCGTCACCGGCATGTCGGTGGACGTGGTGGTCCAGTACCGCAAAGTTGGAGATACCGCCTGGATCGATGCTGGCTCAATCACGGACGCCATCTACGCGACGCATTACTGGTCCTATGACGAGGAGTACACCTACTGGGTGGATGGCAATACCCCAGGAGCTGGCCAGCAAACCGGCTATCGCAATATCAGCTACGGCTCCACGAATTACGCGGATCATGTCGACGGCGAGCGGGTGAAGATTGCTGATGCCTATTGCATGGTGAACCCGGAGCGGTGCTATCCGGCGCGGTATGCGGTATGGCGCTGGCTGCCGCACCCGTACCGCCAAGGGCGGCCGTGGCGGGGCATTGCCCCGGATCCGCTGATCGGCTACGTCACAAGCCCGGGCGTGCGCATCTACGGCGCCCGCCAGGAGCCGACGCGAAAGACCGTGTCCTGGGCCGTTGCGAAAGGCCAGTACGAGGTCCGCATCTGGAAAAGCACCGCAGACATCAAGGACAGTCGTCAAAGCAACGAGACGGCCGTCTCCCAGATCCTGTGCTTCCAGACTGACGATGCCGATTACTCGGGCCAGTTGCGGGTTGCGCTGAGGATCAAGGCCACGTCGCAACTGAACGGCGCCATCGATGAATTCTCGGCCATGGCCCAGGCACATGCCCCAGTGTGGACTGGAGAGCATTTTGATGTCCAGCACACGCGCAATCCGGCCTGGTGGTACCTGTGGTTCGCGATGGGCAAGTCCATCGAGGGCAAGGGTCGCGTCTACGGGGCTGGTCTGACAGAAGCGCAGATCGATGTCGAGTCGATCAAGGCATGGGGCGCGTGGTGCGACCTGAAAAAGCTGACGTTCGACTATGTCCTTGATCGCAAGATGAGCAGCGCCCAGGTCTTGCAGATAATCGCGCGCGCCGGCCGCGCTTCGCCCACGTGGCAGACCGGCAAACTGGGCGTGGTGTGGGATGCCGCTGATCAGCCGGTCGTGGCGATGTTCGGGCCGTTCAACATCAAGGCCGGCAGCTTCAAGGTCGCCTACATCAATGACGATACGCCCGACGAGATCGTCCTGAACTTCGCGAACGAAGAACGCGATTATCAGATGGACGAAGTGCGGGTTGCGGTGCCCGGCGCCACGGCCACGAACAATCCTCTGCAGTTGGACCTGGATGGCTGCACGGTCGCTGACATGGCCGGACGCGAAGCCAATCTGATCGCTGCGTCCCAGGTCTGGCATCGCCGGCGCACGACATGGGAGACGGATATCGAAGGCTGGGTCGCCAGCCGTGGGGATGTCGTTCAGATCAGCCACGACCTGACTGTCTGGGGGTACTCCGGGCGGCTGATGGGACGCTCTGGCAATCAGATCACGCTCTCGCAATCCATCCCCACGGGTTCTGGCACGATGATGTTGCGCGACCCCGAGGGCAACATGAAGACCGTCGTGGTGGCGGGCGATGTGGATACCGACACCGTCACGATCACCAGCGACATGACCGGATTTCCTCTGCCTGGGGACGCAGGATTTGAGGATGTGCCGGCGCTCGACTGGGCGTTCTTTTTCGATCCCCTGGCAACCCCGGGGCGGCGGTTCAAAATCGTGGACGTCCAGCCGACCCAGGATGGGGTGCGGTTCTCCGCCGTGGATGACGACCCCGAATACTACGCTTCGGAGACGAACCCGTACGGCTACACGCCGCCTCGCGACGGTGCGTACCTGGGTGGAGTGATCTTTGGAGTGACTGTCACCGAGGGCATCGTCAACGTCCTGGCCGACATCAACAGTGTGCAGATCGGCTGGGCGCTGTCTGTTGCGATGCCGGTCGATGTCGTGATCGCGGTCAATGGTGCTGCGCAACCTGCGGTGCGCGTCGAGGATCGGAAGATGACGATCCAGGCCCAGACCGGGGACGTGCTGGACATCACGGTCACGCCGGTTTCCGTGCTGGGCCGGGGCAAGCCCGTGATGCGCAGCTACACGGTTCAGGGCCTGCGCGCACCGCTGCCCGCAGTGACCGGCCTGACCAGCGTGTTTCGTGACGGCCTGACCGTACTGACCTGGGGCCGCGTCGTGGATGTCCGGCAGCCGGACTATGAGATCCGGATCGGCGAATCCTGGGCGAATTCGCGCACGGTGGCGGTGACGCCCATGCTCGAATCACTGACTGTCGGCAACGGCCTGTACTGGGTCGCCGCGCGCTACGTCTACAAAGGGCAGGCGATCTACGGCCAGCCAGACAGCCTGCTTGTGTCTGGCGCTGCGCTGGTGCGCAATGTTCTGCTGACCGAGGTCGAGGATCCGGCATGGGACGGCGATCTCAGCGAGGGCGCCTACGTCTGGGATGACCTGCTGACGCTGTTGGGCGCCGGTGATGTTCTGGCCGAGGCTGACATCCTGGCCGTGCGTGATGTGCTCTGGTACGGCGGTGCTCAGCCGCGCGGCGTTTATACGTCTGCACAGACCGTGGACATTGGTTTCGTCGCGCCTGTGCGGCTGGACTTCCATATCGATGCCTATGCCCTGAATTTTGGCGAGGACGTGTTGAGCATGGACGATGTCCTGTCCAATCCGGACATCCTGAATGCCTCGAATGCGCAGCATTGGAAAGCTACGCCGCAATACCGGGTCGCCGGCGACGACGAAGTCTACGGGCCGTGGATCAACTACACGCCGGGACTGGTCAACATCCGGTATATCCAGGTCCGCATTGTGATTGAGACCGATGAGCCGCTCATCGTGCCCTTCGTCGAGCATTTCACCTGGATCGTCGATGTGCCGGATCTGCTGCAGTCGGCCGAGGGCATCACGGTGCCGACCACAGGCCTGCGGATCGAGTACGAAAAGGTCTTCCACGCCGTGCCGAACGTGCAGATTGCACTGTTTGATGCCGTGGACGGCGATCGCTACGTCCTGACGAATTCGGATGAGACCGGCTTCGACATCCAGGTCCTCAACTCATCTACGCCCAAGGCCGCCGTCATCAACTGGCTGAGCCAGGGATTCTGATTTTCCTTCGCATCAACCCAAGCCCGCCGCGCGCGGGCTTTTTCGTTTGGAGTCGATATGACCCAAGAAGCTGTGCAAATCACGACCACACCGCCGCTGCCTGGCCTGCAGCTCGTGCAGGACATGAATAAGGCCCTGGAAACCATCGCGACCGATTTCGCGGGCAGCACCGATCCGGCGGCGATGGCCTGGGCGTACTCCACCTGGGCCGACTCCAGCACGGGCACCCTCAAGCGCCGCAACGACACAAATAGTGCCTGGGTGATCGAAGGTCGCCTGCTGCGCGCGCACCTGCCCATGTATGCCCAGGCCGACGTGCCGGTGCTGGACATCGGGCCGATCTACATCATCGGTAAGGGACCTGCAGAGTGGGTGGTGTCTGAGTACAAGGTGTTGATGCCGGATTTTCCGAACAACACTGATCTGCAATGGCTCGGCACCCCTATTGGCGGCTACATCACTCCGCTGACGCTGCCACCCACGGATGATCCACGATTTCGATATGTGCTTTGCACGGCCGGTGAAGATGGGGTGGGCGGCTACAACGAGGGCATCCTGACAGACGAAACCGTCACCGGTTCTGCGTCGCTTGTCGAAGCTACAGCCGTAGTCGATCTGGACGGCAGTCCGTTCGATGGACTGACGATCCACCTGATCAACACCGAAGGCCGGTTTGTCGGGGCGGGTGCTGTGGAGGCGTTCGAGGACGACCAGTTCCAGGCGCACAAGATGGAAATCCGTATGGCGAACGGGGCAATGACGATCCGCCGCGCTAGTACATCAGGAACAGGCAACGACTCTGTCTACACAGACGTGAATTTGAGTGACGCAGCCCGGTTCCAAGCAGCCGTGTTCATTTCCGATGGCGCAAACGGCACCCCGCGCACAGGGGATCACACGCAGCCACGCGCCCACCGCCTGCCACACTACCGGAGGATACTGTAATGCCCTATGCAACGAACGGCGGGGTGTCCCGCGCTGATATGTCCGGCGACCCCGCGTGGATCGAGATCGACGAAAACCAGTACGCACAAGCGCTGGCCGGGATGCAGGTCGGCAAGATCGTGAGCATCGACGGCGGCTTTGCTGTGGTCGATCCGCCCGCGCCCGAGGAGCCGCCCGCGCCTGATCCGCAGCCGCCCGGACCGCCCACTGTCGTCACTCGCGCCCAAGGCAAAGCCGCATTGATCCAGGCTGGCCTGTGGGATGCAGTCGAGGCCTACGTGGGCAGCATTACGGACCCGACCGAAAAAGCCCTGGCGCTGGTGGCGCTCGACGATACGACCGAATGGCGGCGCGATAGCCCGTTCCTGGCGACTGCTGCGGCTGCGCTTGGCTTGTCGGAAACGCAGCTTGACGATCTATTTGTGACTGCCGCAGCCATTATCCTGTAGCCCCCCCACAATCACCCATCTAGCCCGCCCTGCGCGGGTATTTTTTCGTCCAAAGGAAGGGACCGCATGTGCGAGATCGAAAAAGCTGAGTTCGAGGCCATGGTGCGTAGGCAGGAGGCCAGCGAGCAGGCGCTCAAGGAAGTGCGCGAGAACATCCGGCAGATCCGAGCCGACACGGCCGGCATCGTGGATTTCTTCGACAGCGCCACGGGCGCGTTCAAGGTCCTGAACTGGATCGGCAAGGCGGCCAAGCCGCTGGGCTACATCGCGGCCACAATCGCGGCGGTCGCCGGCGCTTGGGCCAGCGTGAAAGGAGGCATCAGGTGAAGCTCATCGACAACTGGCGGCAATGCCACAAATTCTGGTCCGTACGCCTGCAACTCGCGGGCGTTTTTCTTTTGGGCGCTTTACAGGAGTTTCCCGATGCAGTCGCTCATATCTGGCTTGTTCTTCCTGCTGAAATCCATGCTGCGATCCCCGACGACGCCCTCCGCTGGATCGGGTACGCCTGCCTCGCCGCCGGCATCCTCGCCCGCATCGTCCGGCAAGAGCGGCTCCACCAAACCCAGAACCTTGGCCTGGGGGGCGAAGGTCAGCGCGGCATTCCGCGAGACGCTGTTTGAGATCGCCGCAGCGCTGGGCGTCAAGCCCGACTATCTGATGGCCTGCATCGCATTCGAGACGGCCGAAACCTTCCGGCCTGACATCCGCAATGCAGCCGGCAGTGGGGCGGTGGGGCTGATTCAGTTCATGCCAGCGACAGCGCGAGGGCTGGGGACGTCGACCGAGGCCCTGGCCAGGATGTCCGCCACCGAGCAGTTGGACTACGTGCGGATGTACTTCAAGCCCTATGCTGGCCGCTTGAAGACCCTCTCCGACGTCTACATGGCGATCTTGTGGCCGAAGGCCATCGGCAAGCCGGAGGGCTATGTGCTGTGGTCCAAGGGCACGAGCCCCACGACCTACCGGCAGAACAGCGGCCTGGACGTGAATGGCGATCACGACATCACCAAGGCCGAGGCCGCCGGACTGGTGTTGGCCAAGCTGGAGCGCGGGCGACTGCCGGGGAATTTGTGGAGGGAAGCGGCATGATCGAGATGATCATCGGCCAGGTGTGGCCATACCTGCTGGGCGCGCTGGCGCTGCTGGCTGGCTGGTTCGCCGCGAAGCACCAGGGCAGGGCGGAGGCGCAGCGCGACGCGCTGCAAAAGGCCGTAGAGGCCAGCGACAAGGCGAGAAAGGAGGCCCGCGATGTGGCTCAGAAAGTGGATGCGATGGGTGATGCTGCTGTCAGCGATCGGCTCAAGTCTGGCTGGGTGCGCGACGCCCCGCGCCGGGATTGAGTATTGCGATCATGCGCGACCGATCTGGTTCGATTCGGCGGCCGATGTGGATGCAACCCCGGCGCAGGTACGGCGTCAGGTGCTCGAGCATAACGAGACGGTACGACGGCTGTGTGGGTGAGAGCTTATGGTTCAATCATCGGATCTATGTCGCCGAGACTGAATGTCTCAACCCTTCCGATTTGTCTGCCGGCGCCATCAAGCGGCACCCCTTGGTATCGAATAGCCGGGTAACTGTCGAGCGTTGCAATGATTCGGTATCGCTTGGAGACACCTAGCTTTCGTTTGAGAATGACTGTATCGCCTTCTTGCGGTACTGCGCCGAACATCTGAGCCACAACCTCAACCTCGCCAGCCAACTCCCAGCGCGCCCTGGCAATCGCGGCAGCGTGAAATGTGGCCGGCAGGCCCTTCATGTTCGGCTGGCAGCGCGCCAGGTCCTGATCGTCCGCGTAGCGAACGATTGGCACTGACCCATCCGGCTTACCGTGTGTGGCCGTGATGGCGCGAACCTGGGACACGATGCTGTCCGATAGTTCCAGGGACGCTCCTTCCAAAGTCAAGATGGCCTCCCCCACTTTGATCGGGACGGTATTACGCCCAGACTCCCAGTGACGCACCGTACGTTCCTGCACGGAGCAGAATTGGGCAAACCAGGGGACAGACAGCCCCAGGGCCTCCCGGATAGTCTTGAGCGTGGCGCCACTCATTGGACTTTGGCGTCCGGCGTCGATCGTGTTGGCGGCTTGTTGTTGAGTCATGATGTTGCTCCTTGAGCGAGCCTCGTGCCAATCACAAGGCAGGCCATCACATTAGTTCCGTTTTCGGAACTCGTCAACAGCAGACGGTAGGGGCCTACGATTCGCTGCGGTGATCTCGGGCACTGTACGGCACCAGGTGCTCGACCAGAGCGGCGCAGGCCAGATCCACGGGGCCGGGTATCGCGCTGTCGCCCGAAAGCCATCGCGCGTACGTCGCACGATTGACACGCAGTGCTTGGGCGGCGGTGTCGTATGTGTGGCCCATTTCGGCTTGCCAGCGGCGGAGATCGTCGGGGGTCATGCGCCGAATTCCTTGCGCATCCTTGCTTCCCAGACATCCGGCCCGCCCAGTAACTGAGCAATCTGTCGGGCCGTGGCCCAGCCGGTGCTTTCTTCATTGGCTCCGGCGTCCGGCAGGGCGCTTGAGAAAAGCAGATAGGCCTCGCCGATCCATAGCGCGGCGTCAAGCCTAGCGGTATCGTCCTGGGCTGCTGCAAATGCCTGCGCGGCCTGAATCATGGCTTCGATGCCGTCAGCGGCCTGGCGGCTTTTGAAGTAGATCGGCAGGTCCGTAGCCTGCTCGGCCAAGACCGCGATCTCAGAAATGAGGGCAGGGGTGTCCATGGGCGGCTCCACGCGGGTAATGATCCAATCGGTGAGCCGCATTCCTGCGGCCCGAGATTCGCGCACCCATCTGGCTTTTAGCTCAGCGGGCACGCGAAGATGAATCAGTGCGTCAGTCACACCAGACCGGCCAGTTCAGCCAGGCGTTCGCGAGTGACGATGGCGTTGCTGCCGGGGCGCTTCCAGTAAGCCGCGCCGTTGTACGTTCCGGCGCCACGGATCAGGCCCAGGCTGGCGGCGATTTTGTTGGCTTCGCGGAGGGTGCGGATTGCTTGCATGATGTTGCTCCTATCGGGATGCCCGGTTCCGCCGGGGCGGTTGGCGTTCGATTCCGATCACCATAAATGCATTATAAGTCGCAATTTGCGACTGCGCAAGCGCCAAGAAAGGTATTTACCCCATATCCCGCAGCGCAAACTGTCCAGACGCAAAAAAGCCCGCGCTGGGGCGGGCATTGTCTAGGGCATGTCAAAAATTCCCCACACTGCGAATCATCAAATCTCTGTAAACCCTGGAGGCGCAAGCCGGAATCGAACCGACGTACACGGATTTGCAATCCGCTGCATCACCACTCTGCCATTGCGCCGGTGATGTCCGATGCCCGGACTGATCCGGGCCAAGTCCGGCATTATACG